CCCGGAGATCATTCCGGGCGGGGCGGCCTCCCCTTTTCGCGTCTTCCGCGGCCCCTACCGACCGGACATGCGCCTTCTGGCCTCGAGGGCCCAGGAGATGGCGGCGGCCGCCTGCTGGGGGACGACGCCGTTGCCGCACAGCTTCAGCTCCATGTTGCGGTGGTTGCCGTCGACACCCCTCCAGATGGCGGGGTCGGTGACCCATCCGTCGGACAGCCCCATCATCCATTCGGACAGCTTCGGGCTCAGGTGGGCGAGCGTCAATGGCCGGTACGCGCCCTTGGCGTCCGGGTCGCGCCGCCATTGGGCATGGCGCATGTCGTCCCAGTAGTCGGTCACGCATTTGGCCGGCAGGAGCGTCGACGGCACGCACGCGTCCGGGTCGGCCGTTCTGACGGACCGCCAGAACCCGGCGAGCAGGTCGAGCCCGTCGGAGGCGGCCCGCCAGCGGGCCACCACGCGGTCGCGTTCCGGCTGGTCGAGGTGGAACGACCCGTCGGGGCGGGGCGCGTGGTCCCTGAGCCAGCACGGGTCGAGCCACTGCGGCTCCGCCTTCCGGCCGAGCCAGCGCTTCAACGCGCCGGTCGCCTCGGTCGGACATGGGGCCGGACGGCCCAGGATGGCCTCCCAGCGCCTGACGGCCGGCTCGAACCGTCCCCAGTCGACGACGCGGCGGGGCGACTCGAAGCCCGCGAGCTGCGTGCCGTCGGGGCACCTCCCCGTCATGGTCATCCGCATCGCGGCGGGCAGGTCGAGCGCCCGGCGCTGGCCGGGGCGCCACTGCGTGCTCGTCAGGTTCTCCGCGTACGGGTCGAACGCGCACGGCGTGGGCATGATCGCCCTGTCGTCGACCTTCATGCCGAACGCGGCCGCGCCCTCCAGGCAGTCCTGGTTGCGCCTTTGGTTGTGGCCCTTCACGTCGCGGGCGCGCGGCGTCGGCATGAAGCCGCTGTCCGAACCCTCGTACCGTCCGTTGGTCATGACCTCTCCCTTCTCGATCTCGTCCTTCAGTCCGACGGCGTGCCCTCCGGCGCGGCGTTCGCGCGGGTTCTGCCCGCCACGCCCGGCGCCGTTGGACGCGTCCGGCGTCGGCAGGAGCGACACATGCGCGTCCACGTCCTCGACGAGCTTGCCGGTGGAGCTCCTGCGGTTGCGCGACAGGTCGCCGCGCCTCAGCACGTAGTCGAGCGCCGCCCCGTGGCGGGGCGCCAGCGAGTCCATCGTGGTCGGCGTGCTCAGCAGCGGGACGGACACGCCCCCGTCGGGACCGACCTCGTCGCGCAGATTCGCGTATCCGCCGCGCCCGGCGCCGCGCAGAGCCTCCAGCCCCGTGTGCGGCGGGAGCATGTCCATGCAGTTCGGTGTGGGCAGCGTATCAGCCACGTCCGTCTCCGATCCGCCCGGGCAGGTCGAACAGCCGCGCCTGCGTGGTCAGGCTGGTCTGGCGCTCGAGCGGCCGGCCGGTGGTGCCGGCCCGCCCGAACTCGCCGTCCGACGCGCGGGGTGTGTACAGCACGTCGACGCCACCCTTCTCGGCCACGTCGGCGAGCGTGACGGCGTGGCCGCCCGCCCGCTTGGCCTCGGGGCTCATGGAGCCGCCGGAGACCCCGTCCCGGTTGAGCGGCGTGGGCAGCATGCCGTCGTCCAGCCGCGCCATGGAGAGCCACTCGGCGGGCAGCGCGTACACGGCGCCCGCCGCCATGGCCCCGGAACGTGGCCATGCGTCCATGAACACATCCGCGTCACCGAACAGGTCGGCGCCGCCGGTCAGCCACACGTCGCGTTCCTTGTCGAACCACGCCCACGGGTCACCCGGCGGGTCGAGCGGTCCCAGGGCGTTAAGCTCCTTCAGGATGGGCGAGTCCGTTTCCGGCTTGTCCGTCCGAGGCCATGCGACGACGAAAATGCGCAGGCGGTGGTGCGGCGCGCCCACGTCGGCGGCCTCCATGCCGCGCCAGACGGCGTCGTACCCGAGGTTCGACAGGTCGGCGAGCACCCGCCCCAGCGCCCTCATGGTCGGTTCGGCGAACCGGCCCGACAGCCTCGCGTCGTCGGCGACCGGCCCGCCCTCCGCCATCTCGTAGACATGCCGTCCGCAGGCGGCGCAGAGCAGGTCGGCGGGCTCCGGTCCGTCCCCCTTGAACTCCAGGTACGCCTGGGCGGCGGTCTTGGCGGCCTCGCCCGACTGGTCGGGGGCTTTGAACCCGTCGACCGCGATGGACGGCGTCCGGCACGAGCACAGGTCGGCCGATTCGAGCAGGTCGGCGCGCTTCGGCCATCGCCGGTCGTCCTCGTCGCAGACGGACGCGCCGGACAGCAGGCCGCCGACGTTCTCCGCCACGATGAGCGAGGGACGCAGGACGCGGATGCCTTCGGCGTAGTTGAACCACAGGCCGGTGCGCGTGCCGCGCTTCAAGCCCGCGCGCTTGCCCGCGGTGGACACCGACTGGCAGCAGAAGCCGCCGGCCATAACGTCGACGTGGCCGAGTTTCGGCCAGTCGATCTTGGTGATGTCCCTCAGGTTCGGCACATCGGGCCAGCGGTGGGCCAGCACGGCGGACGGGCCGGTGTCTATATCGGCGAGCGCGACGACCCGCGCGCCGCCCAGCGCCCGCTCCACGGCCAGGTCGAGGCCGCCGTACCCGCTGAACAGCGACACGAGGGAGGGGCTATCGTTTGTTGCGTTTGTTTCCATACTGGACCTTATGCGTCGCGGCGGGCGCGGTCTTTGGAACGCTTGCGCCGGACTGGCCGGTCGACGCCCCGGCCGCCCACGCCTTGGCCGCCTCGCTGAACAGCCTTATCCGCCACATCTCCGCCGTCGTCGGCATCCTTCTCATGTCTCCTCCTTCGCTTGTCCCTGACCAACGTCCATACGGTCCAGCACACGACCGCCACGCACAGCAGCACGCCCTGCTCGGCCGCCTCGCCGTACAGGGCGATACGCCACAGTCCGACCAGCTGGGGTGACAGGGCCAGCAGCAGGCCGCACAGCGCGACCCTTCCGCACGCCCCGCGTCCGGCGGCCGAACCAAACCAGCGCCGCAGGCGGCGCCATGCGTTCTGCGTGGCCGCGCCTATCCTTGTGAGCGGTCCCATAGCGCCTCCTTGTAGTGCCGCGCCAACGCGATCGAATCGGCTAGGCAATGGCGGACCCGATGGTCGGTCGTCCTGTCCGGCCTCGCGCCCCGCACGTCCGGCGCCCACAGGCGCGACGCCTCGTCGACGGCGGACACGTCGAGCGACCGGTGCCCGAGCCCGTCGAGCAGGCCGGGCATGTGCCTGTCCAGCCAGCGCCTGTCGAACGAGACGGAGCTGCCGGCGACGAGCATGTCGGCCGAGCGCGCCAGGTGGCGCGCCACGTACGCGCGGCACCATCCGGCCACTTCGTCCGCCTCCGGCGCCGTCCGGCATTCCGCCAGCAGGCCGTTCGGCCCGTGCATGCGCCCGATGAACGCGTCGACGGGTCCGTCGAAACGGATGGGGGAGAAGACCCCGCCGTCGAGCGGCTCAAGGTCCGATCCGGTGGCGAGCAGCCCGACCTCGAGCAGGTGGTCGCGCTCCGGGTCGAGGCCGTCGGTCTCGACGTCGATCCACAGCAATGTCGTCATCCGGCCACCGCCAGCATCCAGCCGTGGGGGCCATCCTCTAGGTCAGGGCGGTACCAAACGCGCACCACCGGGTATCCCGCGTCCGCGGCCTCGCGCGCCGCGCGCGGGGCGAAGCGTTCGAGCGGTTCCGTCCCGTCGTAGGCGGCATTGAGCAGCCCGTCGTATGACTGCCACATGCCCTCCGGCATGTCGGGCGTGCCGGCCGGCGCCGGGCGCGCGGCGCGGACGGCGAACACCCACTGCCACCAGACGAGCAGGCGGCGCCTGTCCCATTCGTCCCATGATCCGGATAGCGCGTGGTTGTAGGTCTCCGCGCGTTCCGGGTCGGCGGTCTTCAGGGCCGCGAGCAGTCGTTCACAGTCCTCCCTGTCGTAAAGCACCGGCTCGTGCTCCATGGTGTCGGCGAACGCGTCGACGCCGTATTCATGCCTCTTCCTCAAAGCCATTCGTTCGGTTCTCCTTCCGTGTCTCGGCTTTTCCGGACCGGGGTGCGTCCCGGCGGTCCGAATGCGCCACGGGGGCACACCCCGCGTTTATGCGGAATGCGCCCCCGTGTCGGTTGGTTGGCATCAGGTTCAGATGCCCATGGCGTCGAACGCGTTGCCCTGGGTCTCGCCGTCATCGACCGGCGGCAGACCGAAGCCCGCGAACGGATCGGTGTTGTGGCCGGTGGTCAGACGCTCGCCGTCGCCGGTGCGCAGGACGGACACCAGACGCGCGGACACGCCGCGATTACCGTTGTTGTCATAGGGCGTGAACCACACGCCCACGCGCCCCTGCATGCCGGAGTAGAGCTGGGCGGCGGGGACCGGCTTGCGGTCCGGGCCGAACACGAGCCCCTGCTCGAGCAGGTTGTCCTTCGTCTTGCAGGTCAGCACGATCTTGCCCTTCATCTCCGGGTAGACCTCGGAACGGACCTTGCCCGCGTTGTCGCCACGGGTCAGCACGTCCTTGTCGGCGTTCTTGATAGGCAGCTGGAGGGTGGAGAAGAAGGCCTTGTCGTCCGGGTCCTTGCCCGCGAAGACCGGGGCGTTGGTGCGGCGGTCCTTCTCGGTGCAGCCGCGCGCCACCGCTTCCTTGATCGCGTCGGACACCGCCTTGATGTCCTTGACGCCCTCCTCGGTGGTGGAGTCGAACAGGACGAGCAGGGAGTACTTGCCGTTCTGGTCCGGGTTGGACAGGTGGACGAAATCCAGAGTCGCCGGGAACTGGGTATAGAAATCAGCCATGGTTGGCCGCCTTTCGTTTCATGCCGTACGCCATCCGCGACCCGTTGTCGCGGTGCAGGCAAGAGGCGCTATGCGTCCCGGAGGACGGACCCGCCCGGACCGGCCCGGAACCGGGACGCAAGTCCGGCGGCATGACCCGACAGACAGAGGAGGATTACATCATGAACAACGAGGACGTCACGGCGCTCATGCGCGAAATCGGACAGCTCGAGCTGATCGGCTCCGACCGGTACGGCGAGTACGCCGCCCGCGCCCGCCGCGCGGCCGAGCGCCTGTCCGCACTCGTCCCGATGGAGGTGGCGCCCGCCGCGAACGCCAACGACCCGATGGAGGTGGCCGCCCGCCTCGACGCGCTCTGGCGCGGACTGGCCGCGCGCCACGAATGGCATGACGCGCAGGTGGTCAACATGGCCCTCTCCGACCTGACCGAGGTGGTCCATTGAGCCGCCGCGCCCGGCTCTGGCCGCTCGTCGCGCTCGTCGTCGCCATCGCGTCGATAGCGTTCGTGCTGAGCTTCGACGCGCTACGCACGCTCGGCATGGCATGCGGCGTCTCGCCGGCGCTGGCGTGGATGTTCCCGCTCATCATCGACCTGCCCGTCATCGCCTTCACCTGGGCGACGTGGGTGTTCAAGACCCGCCATCTGGGGCAGGCGTACCCGTGGGCCATGCTCGTCGTGTTCTCATTGGTGTCGCTGGCTGGCAACGCCCTGCACGCGCATCCGACCGAGACGAACGGCATGCTGCTGCCGCAGTGGGGCGCGAGCCTGCTGATGACCATGCCGGCGGTCGCGTTGCTCGCCACCAGCCACATGATCGTCAAGTCCGCGGCGAAGAGCTTCGACGACGACGAGGCGCCGGTCGCGCCAGAGCCTATTCTGTCCGAGGCGGATAGGGCTGACCTGCTATACGGCATGGCCCACCGCGGGCTGGAGGAGGACGGCTACGGGGCCGCGCTCGACGCCGTTGTGGCCAAGGGCGCGGCATGGGGCATGGAGCCCTCCGCATGTCGCGCCATCCTCGACCGCGCCAAGGCGGACATGGAGCCGCCTGCGCCGCCGGAGGAGGAGCCCGAGCCGGAAGAGCCGGAACCGCCTGTGGCCGGACCGGAACCGGAGCCGCCCGCGCCTTCGGCGGAGCTGCTTGTGGCCGGACCAGAACCGGAAATGGCCGCCACTCCCGTGGAGGAGCCGGAGCCGCCTGCGCCGTCGGAACCCGTTGCCCCGAAGGTCATCAACGACCAATGGCGCGACCGCATGAAGGCGTCGGCCGACGCGCTCGACCATCTGTACGCACTGTCCGGTCCCGAAGACTAGTCAGCGTCCGAACAGCCGCCTGCGCGCCGTTCTGAGCGGCGGTGCGGGCATCGATTCCAACAGGTCGGCCGCGCGCGTCTCGCCCAACGCCCGGAGCACGCCCGCATCCAGCGAACTCGACAGGCGCGCCCTTGCATCCCCCGGCAGGTCCGGGCGGGCCGCCAGGACGCGCAGCACGCACGGCTCCTCGTCGACGGCCAGCTGGTCGAGCAGGTCGGGGTCGAGGTCCGGGCGGGCCGCCACCGCCGCCCTGACCGAGGGCGATGGATCCGACGCGAGCGTTCTGACCTGTTCGTCCGGCAGGTCGGCCCGTCCGGCCGCCGCGAACCTGACCGGCTCCCAATCCGAATAGGCGGCCTCCTCAAGGTCGCCGCCGCCGTCGGCCACCAGGAGGGCCGTCTCCGTCCAATCGTCTTCCGTCCGCATAGCGGGTGGCTATGCTACCAGAGACAGCCGCGAAGGTGGCCGCGGTCACCACGGCGACGGCCGCGCTCGTCACCGTGATCTCAGTGACGTCGACGGACGTGTCCAACGACACCGGACACACCGTCGACTCCGCCGTCATCGCCATGTGCCGGAGGAAGCTCGCCAAACAGCGGAACACGTCGGCCGACGGCACCGACCACCCGTGGGTCAAGAAGGGCGAGGAGATCGCCGCCGACGACTCGCACGGCTACGACCAGAGGAACAGGAGGCTCAACCCGGACGTCGACTGCTCCTCGTTCGTGTGGTACTCGCTCCATCAGGCCGGCATCGATGCCGGCTCCGCCCCGTTCAACACCAACTCCGAGCCCACCGCGCTGGCCTCCGCCGGATTCGAGAAACACGACTACAACCAGAGCGAAATCAAGGAGGGCGACATCCTCCTGCGCTCCGGCCACACCGAGATCTACATCGGAAACAACAGGACGGTCGGCGCGCACCAGAACGAGAAGGGCGGCATCACCGGAGGCGAGCCGGGCGACCAGACCGGGCACGAGGTGTCCGTCGAGAACCTGTCCGGGAGCTGGGACTCGTACTTCAGGTACACCAAGGACACGCCCGCCAAAACCGACCAGGCGGCCGACTCCCGGAACGAACAGACCGTCGCCCAGTCGAGTTCCGACATGGACCACAACGGCCTGTACGTCGCCAAACGGCTCGCATCCAAAGGGCTGTCCAAGGCCGCCGTGGCCGGTGTGCTCGGCAATCTCCAGCTCGAATCGGGCATTAATCCGAAGCAGGCGCAGATCGGCGGCGGAGGAGGCTTCGGCATGGCCCAGTGGACCCCGCGCAGCAAGATCCGCACATGGCTCGACGCGAACGGCATGTCCGACGTCTCCGACGATGACCTCGAGGGGCAGACATCCATGCTCGCGGCCGAGATCACCAACATATCCGCATGGGCCGGACACAACACCGAGTTCAACGAATGGAAAACCACCGACGACCCGCAGACCGCGGCCACCGATTTCAGGGCGGGCTACGAGCGCGCCGGCGTGCCCAACGACGAACTGCGCCGCAAGTACGCGAAGGACTGGTACGACAACAAGCTCGGAGACATGACGTTCACAGGCGTCGCATCCGACGGAGACAAGGTCGAGTCCGTCGCCGACGCGACGCTGGCCGAATGCGTGCTCGAGACGTCGGCCACGTCGTCCGACAAGTCCGGCGACGACGACGCGAAATGGGGCGAGGTCGGAGGCGCGCCCACCGACGAGCGGCGCGACTTCTCCTGGATGTGCAAGGCCATGCAGGTGTGCAAGGCCGGCGACTACGGCACGTTCGCCTCCGGCGCGTACGGCTACCAGTGCGTGTGGTACGCGTGGACCAGACTCAAGATGATCCATCCCGGGAACTGGAGCATGGTCATGGGCAACGGCGGCGAAATCTGGAAGAACGTCCAGTCGGTCTCCGGATGGCAGGCCGACACGACGCCCCACCCCGGCGACGGCATATCGGGCACGTCCTCCCCGTTCGCGTACGGCACCCACGTCGCCGTCGTCGAGGAGGTCAAGCCCGACGCGTCCGGATGGAAGATACGGCTGTCCGAGGGGAACGTGCACCACGACGCGGCCGCCGCGCCCTGCTACTACGGGGCCACCGACGGCTGCTGGGTGTCCTACCGCGGCAACCGCTGGTTCACCAAGGCGGATCTGGCGGGCACCGACGTCCACTTCTTCCGCCGCACCGATTGGAAGTGACATGGGTCTGGACAAGATGAGGATCAGGCTACTGGCCGCCGTCATGGCGGTGACGCTCGTACTCGCCGGACTGGGCGGCTGGGCCGTCTGGTCGAACCACAAGGCGCATGCGAAGGCCGTCGCGGCGGCGCAGGCCCCGGCCAAAAAGGGGAGGAGGGGTGCCGCGAAGGCCCCGTCGACGGCCGCCGTGCGCGATGCGCTCAAGGCGACGGCCATCGCATGGGCGCGCGCCGCGCATGAATGGGGCACCGACCCGGCGGCCGTCGCCGCCGTCGGGTCGGGCTCCGACACGTCCGCGCTCACCGGGCTGCGCCCGTCCAAACCCGACAAGAGCGCGTTCGATGCCCTGTACTCGGGCGGCGGCGAGACCGGTCCGGACACCCCGTCGCCGTACTGCACGCCGACGCGCATGTCCGCGTGCGACTCGCAGCCGACCATGTGGGACTACTGGTACGCGAACGAATACCTCATGGGTGCCAGGTTCGTCTCCGACCCGACCGCCGACGTGCTGCCGGACGGCAGGGTCAAGGTGAAGGGCGCGCTCAGGACCGTTCTATGGACCGACGGCGAGACCGAGGCATCGACCCAAGGCGCCGACGGGTCCGCGTGGTGGGCGTTCGCGCCCGCCTATGCCATTCACGACATCGACGAGACGCTCACCATTGAGGACGGGAAGGTGTCCGGTGTCGACGGGTCCACCAACCGGTGGCTCGTCTCGCCATTCCTGTCCGACTGGAACAAGAACCCCTGCTGGGACGCCGACTCCCAGCCCGGCTACATGCAGGGCGACGTGCCGATGCGCGGCGACGCCCCGAAGGGCCTGCTGCCGGACCGGGACACGTCGATCGCCCGACTTAAGCCCGCCACCGACCTGACCAGCGGCGCGTGGGGCCCCATAGCCGCGCCGCCCGCGGACACCGACCAGTGCGGGTCGGGCTGCGACCTGTCATTGCATTAACTCCACAAATCGAGCCGAATGGAGCCGTCCGACTCGAACAGCCAGCCCTCCGACCATGCGCGCTCTTCGGGCAACGGCGCGCCGGACAGCACCTGGAACGGCTCCAGACGGCCCAGCGACACGTCGAACACGCCCGTGCGGATGTCGGAGCCGTCCAGATGGCAGCCGCGCGGCATGGGACCGTCTCCGCCGAACCGGCGCAGGCGGTCCAGCTCCCATCTGAACACCGACGGTGGCATCTTCTCGGAGCGCGCCACCGCGGCGAGCCGGTTGGACGGCACACCCCTGAGCCATGCGGCATCCAGCCCGAGCACGTCGTTGAACAGCCTGTCCAGCCTTCGGTCGGGGGCGAGCGTCAGCACGCGTCCCATGCGAGCCTCTCCACCACATGCGCCAGCGCCTCGTCCGCGTCCGTCCACGACGGGCCGTACGGGTCGCGGTCCGACACCCAGCGCGGACCGTACGGCGTCGACACGACCGTTACGGACGCCAGCGGCGAGGGCTGGTCGTAGAACACCTCCCGGCGTGTCAGCGTCCCGTCGTACACGCGGTAGCGCGTGCGCGCGTCCGCCCCGGCGTGGCGCGCCACGGTCAGGCCGCGCGTGTGCTTGACGGACAGGGCGTCCCACTGCCGCCTCAGGCCCAGCTCGCACGGGTCGAGCTCGGATGGGTCGGCGTTCTCCAGACGGCGGCGTTCGCGGGCCGTCGCGTTCCTCAGGCTGATCGTCATACCGGAGGCGATGCGTCCCAAGGCCGTCGGGGACGCATAAACCCCCGGCATGACGAAGGATTACGAGGACAGGCGGCTCGCGCTGGCCGCCGACATGAACCGCATGGGAGGTGCGGCCATGCTCGACATGGCCGACTCCATCAGGCGCGACCGCGACGCCGTCGAACGCGCGAGGGCCGTGCTCGACCGTCTGGAACCGGAGGACCGCGATGCCGTCGACGGCGCGTTCGATGTGGTCGGGCGCATGGGCGGCGGGTTCGGCCTGGAGGGCACCCGCGCCGCGCTTGGCATCGGCGCCGACGCCCTCGGGCTGGCCGCGCGCATGGAACCCGTCTCGTGAGCGACGGGTTCGACCGCGTCATCAGGCTCGGGCTGGCCGACGCGGAGCGCCGCCGCAGGCGTATGAACCGCCGGCTGGCCACGGGGCTCGGAGCGGCCCTCGCGGCGGCCGCCATCACGGTCGGGGCCGTCACCGGGCTCGTCGCCGCGTCGCGCGCGTCGGTCGCCGAGGTGTCCGCCTGCCAGAAGGCGCAGGAGGCGGCCTCGGCCGAATACGACAAGACGGCCGCCGCGTTCAGGGAGCTGGAGCAGGCCGTGTCGACGCTCAACGAGGGGTGGGATATGGACAAGGCCATCCCGCTGTCCAAGACGGCGCCCGACGAGCCGGCCGCGTGGGATTGCAAGGTCGACCCGGATGGCGCCTCGGCGCGCGCCCGGTCGGACGCGCATAGGCTCCGTTCCGAACGCACGCGGTACGAGGAGGCGAAAAGATGAGTGGGCATATGACCGTGACCAGACTGGGCGACCCGGAGTCGCCGAGCTACCTGGTCAGACGGGGCGATTTGTTCTGGAGTGAATGGTATCTGGACGAGACCGAGGCGGCCGAGCTGGCCCGGGCCCTGCGCGAGGCGGGGCTGTAGGGGGAAACGGAACGCAAGACAAGGGGCGCGGATTCATATCGGATCCGCGCCCCTTGTCTTGCGTTCCGTTTCCTTAATCGCGTCCGTGTGAGGCGAGCGCCAATCCGGCGCCGGCCGCCAGAACGAGCGTGGCGAATAATGCCAAGGCGCCCATTGCACCCACACCCGTCGAGGCGAGCGGTTCGGACGCCACCGTGTCGGACGCCTTGTCCGTGGTTCCATCTGTCTTCGGCTTGTCGGCGTCATGCGGCGTGCCGACCCGCACGGTGCGCACGACCGTGCCGTCCGGCGCGGTGAACGCCAGCGTGCGGATGCCGTCCTTGGTCGAATCGGCTACCGTCCAGCCATCGGGCAGTCCCGACCATGTCAGCGCCGACGGGTCGGCGAGGTCATTGCCGCCCCACGGCTTGCCGTCGACGGTGAACGCCAGGCCTTTAAGGTCGTCGGCCGAGTACTTCGACGCCTCGGCGGACACGGCGGCCTCCAGCCTCCAGATGACGACGTCGTTCCTTACGAACAGAATCTGGGTGGTCTTCGTGCCGTCGGCGTTGGCTGTAACGGACGGCTCGGCCGTCACGCCTTCGATGGACGGCGCGCCGGTGACGGCCAGATCAGAGGAGGACAGTTTGTCGAAATCCGCCTGCGGAATCGCGGCCTTGCCGTTGGACGCAGCCGCGCCTGCAACCGTCATCGCGGTGTCGAGGAACGGCGTGGAGTGCAGCCGGTAGGACTTGACGGTCGCGCCGTCGGGCGCGATCACATCCGCGGTCGAATCGTAGACGGCGAGGCTGGTCCTGTATCCGCCCATGCTCGGAGTGAAGGCTCCGCCGACGGCGGTCTGAATGACCTTCCAGCCTTCAGGCAGGGAGGACCCGTCGACGGACACGACCGTGTCGGCGTCGAAGTCGAGCTCATCGGAGCGGTAGTCGCCCTTGCGCGGCGTGGCGGTGAATCGGATGGACTTGAGGTCTTCGACCGAATACGTCTCCGACTGCCCGTCGCCCGTGGAGCCGCCGGACCTCAGGTCCGCGGCCAGGGATTTGACCTGGGAGGTGGATACGACCTTCTGCGCCGGGCACTGGGCCAGCGTCGAGGCGAGCGCGTCGTGCTCTTTTTGGTCGACGGTCAGCGAGTACTTGGCCTTGATGCCGATCTGCAGGGCCGCGTAGTCGCAGCGGAAGGCGTCCCACGACGGCATCCAGCCGGCTGCGTCGGCGTCCTTCTTCGCATTGTTCGCCCGCGCCTGCACGGCGAGCAGGGCGTCCGGGTCGGTGTAGTAGGCGTCGCGCTGCTCCTCGGTCCTGTCCTTGAGTCCGGAGCTGTACGCCTCGGCGTAGGCGACAACGTGGTCGATCTGGATGCCGCCGTCCGTCGCGGACGCGGAGCCGCCCTCCGCTTTGTTCGCCTTGCCCTGGACGAAGTGGACGATCCCGCCCGTGTACGGCTCGGGGTCGAGCGTGCCCGTGGCGACGCGGCCGTTGGCCTTGTGCGTCGTGCCGGACAGGTCGCGGTCGAGGACGAGGTCGCGCGTGTTGTAGGCCGCATGCTTGCCGTCGGCGGCGTTTGCCCAATCGTGGTCCTTGCGGTCGGAGGACACGTCCGTCTGGTCGGCGACGGCCAGTGTGGAGAGGACCCGGACGGCGCTCTCGCCGGTCGGGATGGATGTGGGATCGTTGACGGCGGCCTGCGCCGACAGCGGCATGAGCATGGCCGCCGACAGGGCGACGGCCGACAGGGGAATGAATCTGTTCATCATTTTTGGTTTGCGGAGACCCCGTCCTTTAGGGCGGGGAGGAAGCAAACCGTCCTCCTTTCACAGATTGATATGATATAATGTGAAACATGGTCAGAAGGCATGCATGCAAGCGGGCGTACAGGTTCCGCTTCTACCCGACGCCCGAGCAGGAGCAACTGCTCAGGCGCACGGTCGGCTGCTGCCGGAAGGTCTACAATCTCGCGTTAGAAGCCCGTTCCGTCGCATGGACGGCGGAGCGCAGGAGCATCACCTACGTGCAGACCAGCGCCATGCTCACCAAGTGGAAGAAGACGGCTGAATACTCGTACATGAACGAAGTGTCCTGCGTGCCGCTGCAACAGGCGTTGAGGCACTTGCAGACGGCGTTCTCCAACTTCTTCAAGCAGACCGGCGACTATCCGAGGTTCAAGGCCAAATCCCACGGCGGAAGCGCCGAATACACCCGAAGCGCGTTCAAATGGGACGCCAAACGCAACGAACTCACGCTCGCCAAGATGCGCGGACCATTGCCGATACGATGGTCTAGAACACTGCCCCGCAAGACGGAGCCGAGCACCGTGACCGTAAGCTTGGACGCCGCCGGACGATGGCACGTCAGCATCCTCGTGGAGGAGACCATCCGCCCTCTCCCTACCCGAAGGAACGCAGTCGGGATCGACTTGGGAGTGGATAGCTACGCCGTCACCAGCGACGGGGAGACCATAGCGAACCCACGCCACTACAAGAGACTCGCCGAACGGTTGGAACGGGAGCAACGGGCGTTGTCCCGCAAGACCAAAGGCAGCAACAATCGTCGGAAGGCCGCCCTCAAGGTGGCCCGCACCTACGCCAGAATCACGGACATGCGCCGTGACTTCCTCCACAAGTTGAGCACGAGGATAATCCGCGAGAACCAAACGGTGGTACTCGAAGACCTCAACGTGAAGAACATGGCCAGAAGATGCGCGCCGAAACCCGACCCGGGCAATCCGAACCATTGGCTCCCCAACGGCCAGTCCGCGAAAAACGGGCTGAACGGAAGCATCATGGACGCCGGATGGTCGGAGTTCCGTCGAATGCTCGAATACAAGGCCGAATGGTACGGGCGACAGCTCATAACCATCGACAGGTATTATCCGAGCACGCAGATCTGCTCCCACTGCGGGGCGAAGACCGGGCCGAAGGGCATGCCCGGCCTCAAAGTCAGGGCATGGACGTGCCCGGACTGCGGAACAACCCATGACAGGGATTTGAACGCAGCCGAAAACATCCTCGCCGCAGGGCTTGCGGTCAGCGTCTGCAAGGACGGCAGAACCGGAACCAAGGTCTCGCATTAGCGTCCCCTCCCTTCTTGTTTTGTCGTAGCGAACAGAAACCCGAACCGTGAGATTCGGGAATCCCCCGCATTCATGCGGGGGAGGATGTCAAGCGGACAGGCTATGCGCTGGCGGTCTCTTTCGGCCGGATTCCTCAATAGGGTGTTTCACGGGGTGTGTCAGGCGGGAGCGGCGGTGTCGGTGCCAAGTGAATCAGACTGAATGCAATCAAGCCGAATTGTGGCGAAGTTGTGACCGAACAGGGTTTTGTATTCACCTATACGGGCGGTGTATTCGGTTTGTATCAGTCGGAACTGAATACACTTTTCCACAGGCTGAGGTACTGGAAAATAAGGAAAATATAGGATGTAACATATGAATGTATCAGTGTATTCAGTGATTTTGGAGAAAGGTGTTTTTTAGGTCTTTTCCTTTATAGGGGACTGAATACGTGTTACAGGTGATACAAACGGTTTCCACCAAGGGGGAGGGGGAGCACCACTACTGCCCGTTTCGGATCTCTAGACGATTGACGGATGGTCTCCGTCTGGATGCGGGTCGATCGAAGCGCTTGCCTCCCGCCCACCGGAACGAATGGACCGCATTCGTCCTCAGAAGCCAATCGAACGCCTCTCTGAGCGGCTTTCGTCCCGAACGCGGAAACTTGTCGAGACGGCCGCCATTTGCCGCCTACGCCGCCCGTGGACGGTTTTCATCCCGAACGCAAAAACTTGCCTGTGCCGACCGTTCATGACCCGATGGACGGTATTTGCCCCTAGGGACCGAATAAACGCCCCTCTGAGCGGCTTTCGTCCCAAACATGGGAATTCGTCCGTGTCGGCCGTCAATCGCTGTCTACGGACAATTTCTCCGCCGCCTCCACGCAATCCGGCGGAAACGCAATTTTTCCGAAATGGAAGTTTTACGGGCAGGCGAATCACGCCCGTATCACCTGTAACACGTATTCAGTCCCCTATAAAGGAAAAGACCTAAAAAAACGCCTTTCTCCAAAATCAGTGAATACACTGATACATCAGTGTATTACATTCCATACTTCCTATATTTTCCAGTACCTCAGCCTGTGGAAAAGTGTATTCAGTCACAACTGATACAAACTGAATACACCGTCCGTATAGGTGAATACAAGCCCTTGTTCGGTCACAGTTCCGTCACGATTGGACCTGTCTGTATTCAGCTTGATTCACCTGCGCCGGACAGTGCCGACTTCGTACGGCACACCCCGTCAAACCCCCTATAATCCAACTGGTTCCAGCGGCCCGGGCTCCGGCATAGGCTTCCTTCGGGATGCATACGCCCACGAGGAAAGGAGCCGACATGACCAACGTGAAAGACAGAAAGCGCGAACCCAAGGGCATACCGACGGGAGGCCGGTTCGCGCGGGAGAACGGCGGAGGCATGGACGTCTCCGACCTCGACGCGCAGGCGCCCGCGTTCGACCCGAAGCACCTGACCGATGACGACATCCTGGCGCTCCGACACGCCAAGGGCGCCGAGCTCGAGGCGGCGCTGGCGCTGGACGAGCCGAACGTCGACAGGCGGCTCGCCTTCAACCCGAATCTCGGCTGGGACGACCTCAACGCCCTGCGCGACCGGCAGACGACCGATGCCATGGGGCGCCATATCCTCGACGGCATGTGCGCGAACCCCGCGTCCGAGGGGCGCCACATGGAATTGCTGGCCGAGGTCAAGCGCCTGCCCGCCGCCAACCGGCGCATGGCATGGATCTGCATGGCCCAGAACCCGCGCCTCGACCCCAAGGCCGGCGCGCGCATTGCGCTGGATATGGGTACGACCCGCGCCTACATCCCCGTGGCCGAGACGCTGGCGGGCAATCCGCGCCTGACCGACGAGACGCTCGCCCAGCTGGTCCTCAAATTCCCGGAGGACTCCTACTTGCTGCACCGCGTCATCTCCAATCCGGCCGCGGGTGATAACGCGCTCATCGCCGCCGCCAACCGCTCGCGGGACGGCTTCGACGTGGAGGAGGCTTGGAGCCGCGTCGGCGACGTCCGTCGGCTTGCCGACGTGGATGTGCGCCGCGAGCCGGTCAGCCGCGGTCTGGCGCGCAACAGGACCCTGCCCGACGCGGCCGGTTTGAAGGCCATGATCGGAGAAGGGCCGGTCGACCCGGATCTGGCCCGTGGCATCGCCCACGCGCCCGCCGCCGACGCCTCCACGCTCGTCCACTTGGCCCGCGCCTGCACGCGGAATGCTCGCGTCCAGACCGAGATCCTGCGAGCGTCGGCGTGCGACGACTTCGTGCGCGGGGCGCTTGGGACGGTCTCCGAGGATCCCGGCATAAGGCAGTTGGCATGGAGTACGATGCGCGACCCGAACGGGCTGGGGCTAGCCGATTTGAACGACCGGCCCTCGTTGATCGGCGTCTGCGCCAATCCTCGTATGACCGAGGCCGTGGCGGGCGAAATCGTGCGCAAGGCGGGCGCGGCCGCCGCCACTCGGCTTAAGGACAATGAGTCGTTGCCTGAGGAATTCCGGCGCGGACTGGTGGCCGCGGCCGGCTGGGACGCATGATGTAGGCTGCGATGCTTGATAATTGAAAAGCCCCCGGTCCCGCGTTCTGGAATCACGCGGCGCTTGGGGGCGGCTCTTGAAAAAGAGCGGAGAATGTAGCCTTGGAGGTGTGGTTATGCCTTCGGAGGCCACATTTTCATTACTCTCTTCCCCGCGCACGTGGGGGCGATTCCTTCGGGATCCTCGTCGGACGGACGATTGCCGCGCTCTTCCCCGCGCATGCGGGGGTGATTTCTCGTAACCTTGGCTCCGCCGTTCCCGCGCGAGGCCGGGGGCTTTCCGTATCTGCGCGACGCATAGTCCCTAGTATGACTACCATCGCTAAACCATTCATTGCCATAGGCTGTTTTATCCGTCAAACCGTCGACGAGCTCCGCAAGGTCGTTACCCCCTCCGTCCGCGAATGGGCAGGCTGGATTGTCGGTGTCGGCGTCTTCGTCCTCCTGCTCATGGCACTCGCGACCGGCATGGACTTCGGCCTGGGCAAGCTGACCTTGTTCATCTTCGGCTAGAAAGGAGCCAATATGCTCAAAACCATCATGACCGTCGCCGTCGCGGTTCTTTCCCTCCTGCTCGCCTGCCTTATCCTCATGCACAAGGGCAAGGGCGGTGGCTTCTCTAATTTCGCCGAGGGCCTGACCGGCTCGGCCGGCAGCTCCGGCGTGGCCGAGAAGAACCTGAATCGGTGGACAGTCCTCGTCACCCTGTTGTGGGTGGTGCTCATCGTCGCCGTCGACCTGCTCTAGAAGGAATCGTTAAATGTCGAAGTGGAAGAATGTCTCCATCCCCGGCGTCCATGACTGGGACAATGACCTGAAGACCTTGCTGACCGCCGACCCTGATGGCGCCAACGCCCCGCTCGAGGTCGACTGGACCGACCCGGATGCCATCGCCGCCGCGCGTGAAATGGTCGCGGACGCCATGCTGCCCGCGCTGGCCGACGCCCTCCACGGGATCGCGGACCAGTTCGCGGACGTGCCGCCGGTCGGCCGGCTCGCCATCATCGGCGGCATCGCGGACGCGATCGGGGCGCTCGAATCGTTCATGGGGCCTGTCATCGTCTCCCAGACGAAGCCCGGCGAGCAGTGTGCCCGCGCCGCGCTCGGCCTGAGCGAGGATGGCTACAGGGGCCTGGCCGAACAGGCCGGCGCGGTCGCCCGCACCGTCGTGGAGGCGCGCGAATGCGGCTGTGGGAATCTCCATCCCTGCGGACTGGCCGACGGCTCCATGCTGTTCGCCGGCGTCGAACAGGGCAAGCCGCCGGAGTTCCGCCTCGCCCCATGGTGGCAGGGGGAGGGGGACGACGAATGACCCCGGACCAGGTACGCGGCATGCTCTACGGGCTCGCCGTCGGCGACGCGCTCGGCGTCCCGTACGAGTTCAAGGGGCGCGGGACGTTCCATTGCGACGGCATGGCCGGCCATGGCACGCACAATCGGCCGGCGGGCACATGGTCGGACGACACGGCCATGACACTCGCCACGCTCCACTCGCTCATCGAGAACGATTGGCGGGTCGACCCGGCCGACCTGCTCGCCCGCTACCGCAATTGGCTCGACGCCGGCGCCTACACGCCGGACGGCGAGGTGTTCGACTGCGGCCTCACCTGCGCGACGGCCATCCGCTCCGGCCGCGGCTCGACGGGCGAGCGCTCGCAGGGCAATGGCAGCCTCATGCGCATCGCGCCGCTCGCCATCCGCCACCAGTCCGACGAGGCCATCCGCGCCGCGTCCGCCGTCACCCACGCGCACCCGCACGTCATGGACATGTGCGTGCGCCAGGTGCGGCTGCTGGAACGGCTCACCGACGGCTGGACGCCCGACCCGGACCCGCGGCCGGAAGACGCGATCCGTTCCGGCGGCTTCGTCGACGAGACGGCCGACGCGGCCCTGTGGTGCCTGGCGACCACCGGCTCGTACCGCGACTGCGTGCTGGCCGCCGTGAACTTGGGGTCCGACACGGACACCACCGCCTGCGTCGCCGGCGCCATGGCGGGCATCCGGTACGGCGCCGGGGCGATTCCCGCCGAATGGCTGAAGACGCTCCGTGGCGCGCCGATGATCGAGGCGCTGGCCGACGCGGCCGTGCGCGCCATGTGAGGCCGCCGGGACGCATGGCGTACCACAGCTAGAAAAAGGAGCCAATGCCATGACACCACAAGCCAAATGGGCCGCCGAGACCGGCCTCGACCCAGACGACTACAGCGTCTGGGACGGCAATCAGTCCGCCCAGCGCGCCAAGGCCCACCGTTGGGCGCTCGCCCGCGCGGACGAGTACTGCCCGGAGGGGATCCACATCGTCACCAACCGCAACTGCGGCAGCGTGCAGTTGGTCAAGGGCCATGAGGTCGCCACGCTCGATGTGGACGGCGACGGCGTTCCCGTCGCCACCTGGTACGGCGCCGTGCGCCCCGGATGCCTGTCGTGCGTGCGCATGGGCGAGCTGGACCAGAGCTGGTTCGACCGCAACCCCGAACGCCGCTCCGCCGCCGGCCCCGTCGATCTGGACGACCGCGGGGATCTGGGCGAGGATCCGTATATCGGCCTGACCGACATGTGGAACGGCACTCCCCAGCGCGACGAATGGGGGCGCGTCGGCTGCTACGCGTGGGCGATCGAACGACTCATGGAGGCTGCTTAATGGCTAGAACATACAAGGATCTGTCCGACCATGCCGTCGACCGCGTGACGGGCGGCAGGGAGGAGAGCTACACGCAAGACCGGGCGCGCCGCGTCCGTCACATGGAGGCCGGCGGCAAACTGGTCCGCCGCATCGGCAAGTGGAGCAATCCGCACGGCTGTGCCGCGCCGGAGTGCGGCTGGTGCGCGGAGAACCGCCGTCATGCCGCCGCCAAGGCCGAACTGGCCGCCGAACAGAGGATGGAGGACTGGCATGGCGAGACGAAAGCTTGAAAACGTCCCCGACAGTGGGCTGGACGACTACATCGATTGCCACTGGGATGACGTCAAGGCCGAGGCCGCGAAGGCCGGCGTCGGCGCGGAGGACCTGCTGTTCGACGACCTGGTCCGCCGCAACCGTCTCGACCGCTTCGGCCCGGAGGTGCTCGAGCTGATTTCGGACGGCCTTTACGGCGAGGAGGAGGTCGATCGGGCCTTCTGGATGGGCGGCATTCTCGACGCCATAGAGAAGGCCCGCCGGGACGCATGACGCATACCGGCAGGCAAAAAGCCAAGCCCCCGTGGCCCAGTGGATAGGGCGCCGCCCTCCGAAGGCGGAGACCGCCGGTCCGAATCCGGCCGGGGGCACCGGGAGCGGCCGCGCGGTTCTCACCTCGCTTTCATTTCGCGCGGCTGGCTCCTTCTTATGATGTCGAATCGCACAGGGTTCCGCACCGGAAGTCTCCGGACGGGGCCTTTGCCGTGGCCGCCAAGCCGGGACGCATGACGGCGGATATGAAAGACATCATTCTGCAATGCGCATGCTGCCATAAGGAAATCACCGACCTGTCCGTTGCCGGCTGGCGCAACGGCGAGCGCCGTTCGTTCGAGTGCCCGGAGTGCGGGTGCCGGACCAAGGTCGAGGCCGAGGTCTGGCTCAGGTTGTCCTCCGATGCGGAGGAGACATGGCGCGAATTGTACCGGCTGGCCCAGTGGGGCGCCTGCGAGTTCTGGTACGACACGGAGGGCGTCCTGCGCATCTATCCGGCCGACGACCTTGGCGGCCGCGAGCTGGCCGCGCTGTGGATGGCCCCGGAGGCCGGATACGAGGAGGCCGCCGGACTGCACGTCACGGTGGACGGCAGCCCCCTGCCTGTCGACGTGTACGACGGACTGGTGCCGCGCGAGGCAGCGAAGGTCATCTGGAAGCGCATTGGGGCCATCCTGTAGAATCCGTTCCACTTGTCGGGAATGGAGGAGACATGGGAAGATCGTCGGACGGGCCGGAATTGAGTCCGGAGACGCGGCGGAAGGTGAAGCTGCTGGACCGGGCCACCGGCATATTGCGGGTGGTCTGGTTCGCCCAGCTGATCCCGGTCCTTCTCTGCAAGTTCGGCGTGCTGGATGGCGTGTGGTGGGTCGTTGCCCTTGCGGTCGCGGCGCTCTGCATGCTGGGGCAATGGCTTTGCGCAAGATGGGCGGACCGGCTGGAGGGGACGCGTCGGCGCCGTGACGAGGAGGAGCGGAGGAGTCGTGACGACGGCTCCGGCCTTTCGCTGGAGTGCCTTGATTGAAAAGGGGGTTATGGTTGTGAGCGGAAAATTGTCTTGCGGTTACTGTTCGGCGGACATCACGGAGCTGGAGCCGTGGCCGACGGGCGAGCGGCGCGAATTCGTCTGCCTCGAGTGCGGGTGCGTCAATGGCCTGCACGTCAGCGTCCGGGGCAAACAGGTGTCACCATCTGAAACAAAAGGTGCCCCGTCCTTTAGGGCGGGAGTGGCCAAAGCCCAAGTCTCCGGGACGCATGGAGTGGAATGCAGATCCATCTCGACCATCGGGACGCATGAATGTCATCAGGGGCGCCGGCGTTCATCCAGTGGCTTTCCTTGGCCGGCGCCTCGTTCTCTCGAAAGGAGTTTGTTATGAAGCTGTACGCCGTCATCGGCACCATCACGCCCGGCTGTGGCGTGTACATCCACCTGTACGGCCTGCACACGGACCGCAAGGCGGCCGAGAGGCGCCGCGCGGAGGTCGAGGCCGCCGCGCGGCGTGCCAACGAGGGGGAGATCGAGGACGTCGCCCCGCGCCTTGTCAAGGTCGTCGAGGCGGACGGGGACGCGGCCGTCGACATCTTCCTGGGCGGGTATGTCGAATGACCTACTTGGCGCCCTGCCCGTTCTGCGGCGGACCGGTCCGGCTCGTCTACGACGGCACGGCGGATGGGACATGCTACGGCGTCAGCCACAGGCCGGGCGCCTGCTCCATCCTGCCGACCGTCTGGGGCGCGCCGGGCGTTCCGGCGGGCACCATCGTCCGTTGCTGGAACCAGCGCTACGGCGTGGCGAACATGCTTAGGGAGAAGGGCGAGGACGGACTCGCCGACGAGATGGCGTATCTCGGGAGGTTCGATTGAGCGTCGATTTCAGTGATTGGAGCGCCGTGCAGACGCCGGTGGTGACGATCCTTGTTCTGGCGGCCATCGGCGTGGTGGCCGGTGTCGTATGCCGTCTGGTGCTGCGCCGGCTGTATCCGTTTGGATATGGGCAGATAGGGGAGCCTCGGATGAGTGTTCTGGTGGGATTCACGGTTTTCATGGCGTCCCTTGCCATTTGCATGTTCTTCGACTTTCCCCTTGAAGGGCATCCATCGTATTTCGACGACGCGTTGGCCGAATCCTACGGCTTCGAAAGCGTGGACTGCGGGAACGGCTCCCGCCGGACCGCCGTACCCGACGGAACCGAATATTGCATCGCCGGGCGCAAGGGTGGAAAGAGCTTGACCATCCGCGTCCATGGCGACGCGAAGGCCAAGCGGGTCGAGGTCTATGGCATGGATGGCAAGTCGATCGGACCCGTCCGCACGACGGCTCCGACGAGATGATGGCCGGACCGGGACGCATGGCCTCCTTGTAGGAAAAAGGAGGCAACCATGCTGTTCCGCATCACATTGGGCGACTGGCTCGGCAAGGGCCACGACATCAAAGAGGACTTCCTGTACGACTGCAGCCGGCCGGCCGCCGAGATCGCCGCGGCCTACGGGATGAGCCGCGAGAAGTACGGCGTCCGGTTCGACGGCTTCAAAAAGGACGACCCGTTCGCCGTCTGGACGAGCTACGGCGAGTCCGGCATGAGCCCGGAGGCGCGCGGCGCGCTCGAACGCGCGGGGCTTCTCGACGGGACCGGGGAGCCATGGCGGATGCGGGACAGGGCCGATCTGGTCATGCGGTTCATCGCCCTGTCCATGCCCGCCGGATTCACCTACGAGCCGGTGGTGGTCCCAAGCCTCAACGGCCTGCTCCGCGCCGACATCGGCTACGGACTGTTCGGGGGGTCATCGTGCTAAGACAAAGACTCGACCCGCCACAGAAGGCGGCCGTCGCCGTATCCGTGGTCGCCCCACTCGCCGCGGGTGTCGTCTATGTCACGCTCCGCACCGACTGGCCCCAACGGGTGGGCGGCGCGCTTGCGGCCGGACTTCGCGCCTTGGTCGCCCAAATCGCCGCCTTGCCATGGGTGGACATTGGATATGCCTTTCTGGTCGTGACCGCCACGATGGCCATTGTGGCCATTGTGGGCTGTGCGGCGTTTCTGACGCCCGATGCCGTCAGCATTCTTTGGCGTTGGCGCCTGACGCCCGCGGAGACGCTGCGCGCCATGGCTATCGTCGCATGCGGGGTCGGAGCCAATGTGATCGCCGTGGTCTGGTGGCTTCAACACTTCGTTTGGATCTGGAATGGGCGGCCTTTCCGCACATGGGACTACCTGTGGCTGTGGCTTTGTGCCATCGAGCCGTTCTTCTGGATTCGGCTGGCGGTCTTGTCCCATAAGCCGGCAAAGCCCCGCTGCCGCGCGGCGCTTTTCATCGCTCCAGAACAGGCAACGGCATTCCTTCACTTGTTCTGCTCTTTGGCCCGCTTCGAAAGGAACCATTACGCCGGCGAGAAGACGCCTTTCGGCGGGAACGACGAATACGCCATCGACCTTACCGCCGTCGAATCCCAGCGGAACGAATGGATTCGGGACAATCTGGACGATCTGAATGCGTACGGGGAATACCACCCGTCGTTCGCCAAGGCCCTCGGGGAATGGCGGACGGCCCAAGCGAAGGAGAACGAATGATCCAGACCAACGTTCTGAACTGCCCGTCCTGCGGGGCGAAGCTGCTCGACCCGATATACGACCTGGAGATGGTCGACGGCGGACGCCGGAGGCTGACGTGCGGGGAGTGCGGCCGGCCGTTCACCGTCACAGCCTCACTCGTCTACGACGTGACGGCCGATGGGGAGCCGGCGGCATCGCCGTTGGCTGACGCCGTGCTCGCCGCCTTCCGCCTGACCGACGGCGGCGCCCTGCGCGTCGGCGGACGTGGGCGGCTGGTCCATGGGGACGGCTCCCCGTCCGGCCTGACGTTCGAGGTCGTGATGGACGACGCCACGGACCTGCCGTGCATGGCCGTGACCGATGGCGGCGAGACGGTGAGGGCGTCCATCCTCGGTCTCATGATGCTCGGCTGGCGGTTCGCCAAGGAGGACCGGTCATGAGCGAGTGCCCGTACTGCAAGGACAAGCCGGACGAGAAGGACGCCCGGATGCACCCTTATGGCGGTTCGTGCATGCACGTCCGCTGGGACATCTCGCCCTGGGGGCCGGGGCATTGCCTGCCGCCGTTCGGGGATGACTCCTACGGGGAGCGCTCCGCCGAGGGCGAATGGCTGGGCGCCCACTACCTGTCCGTTTGCCGGACGGAGCACTGGGTGCACTTCGCCATCGTCTCCGACGCGGGCGGGCCGCCGAGCGCGGTCGCGCGCGTGTGCCGGGACTGCGCCGCCACGCTGGGCGCCTTCCTGACCGACGAGAACCGCCCCAAGGAACGGTGCCGGAACACCGAGCGGAACATCGCCGCGATGCTCGAGCGGATGCGCCGGGACCCGGACGCCGACCCGGAGGAATACGCGCGGGCCATCTACCACTACATCACCGACATCGACTAGGAGGACCCCGATGGATTACATCGACCGCAGGCGCGCCCGATTGGAACGCCACCTGCTCCACGCGGAGCGCTCATGGCGCCGCAAGGCGTCGCGGGCGTGGGTACTGCGCGAACGATTGGCGCGCATGCCGTTCGGCGACCTCGGGGCCGTCGCGTCGCTGGCGGGCGGGCTGGAAGCCGACGCGGAGTCCGCGGCCGCATGGAGACGGCGGGCCGTCCGATGCGGAAAGGAGCTCGCCGGGCTCGACGCGGAGCGCGCCGCCGGCGCGGACGTGGACGGCCGCTGCCGGTTCCTCGCCGAGACGGGCCGTTGCGGCCGACCCACGACGGACGGCTCGCGCTGGTGCGCCGCCCATGTCGACCTGTGGGCGAGGGGCGCGGCGCACGCCGCCGGACTGTGGCGGTTCCCCGAAGTCCTTGGGGATGTCGTGGACTTCCGCCCGCCGACGCCCGTGTCCGCGGATGAGATGCGCCGATGGGCGAAGAGCACGGCGGACCTGCTCCGGCTCGGCTTCGGCGCCATGGACGAGAAGGAGGCGCGCCGATGGTCGACTCCGCCAAGCCTGTAGCCGGCCCGTGGGTCATATCGATCGTTCCGGTCGGGTGTCCGGACGACCTGGCCGGCGTCCCCGACGGCTACATCCGCGCGTGGGAGGAGCACGTCGGCCCGGTGGAACCGGCGGGCGGGGACCGCGAGGACTGGATCGAGATGTGCGCCCGCCTGTACTGGGGCGTGCGGAACCTCGGGAACGACGCCATCGTCCGCGTGCATGGAAGGTGGAGGGGTGACGACGGGTCGCTGGCCGGCCTGCCGCATTTCGGGCATGTGCTCGCCCACTGCCAGACGCCGGACCAGGTGGCCGACTCCTCGCTGGCCTCCCGCTACCGTCTGAACCCGATGGTGCGCGGGCTCATGCACCGGCCGTCCGAGACGTGCTCCATCGACCCGCCGGACGTGCGGGCCGCGTTCGCAAGGCTCGTCGACCGGGGAGTCGCGTCGTTCCTCGTCAAGTACGCCGTACGGGAGAAGGCCCGGCCGAACCTGCCGCTCGACGGGACCGACCCGGACGCGCTGGCGGACCGGGTGGCCGGCTGGCTCGCGGAGGACTGGGAGTCCATGCGGGCCGAGGGCGTGCCCGACGCCCTGCTCGTCCAGAAGCGCGTGTGCATGGAGTACGAATACCGCATGTTCATGGTCGGTGACGAGCCGGTGTGCGGCGCGGGCAACATCGGCGTCCTGACGCCGGTGGACAACGAGGCGCGGTTCGACCCGAAGATGCAGCGGATCCGTGCCGATATGGACCGGTCGACCGTCGAGCGCCGCCCCGACCTGGCCGAACGCTACCGCGTGGCGGCCGTCCGGTTCGGCCGCGCGCTCGCGGGCGACGGATACGGCGCCTACGCGCTCGACCTGTGCCTGATCGACGGCGAGGTGTCCATCGTCGAACTCAACGGCATGATGAACGCCGGACTCTTCGCCCTGGACATGGACGCGCTGACCCGCGCGATGCGCGCCCGGCCCGACCGGTTCGTCCCCGTGTCGGTGGACGGCCTGCTCGCCGGGCGGGACGCATGTCCGGTGCCCGTGTAGCGAAAGGAGGCCGTCATGGCCGATATAAGGAAGATCCTGAAGGAGCATGTCGCCGACGTGGCCCTGGCCGACGGCATCGTCCATTGCAGGGGAGACGAACCGACGTTCGATTCGATGGAGGCATTCGGCCGGCATGTCGACGCGCCGCTCTCCCGCCCGCCCCGTTCGCGGGAGGAGGCGGTCGCCGATGTGCTGGCCGCCCATCTGGGCGAACCGGACCCGTTGCCCGAGGAGTCGTTCGCCGTCACGGTCGGCGATGACGGCCACATCCGGTGCGGCTGCGGCTGGACCGGCACCACTGCGGAGGATGCGGACGAATGGCGGGCGCACCTGGCTGACGCCATTCTCGAAGCGCTGGGGAGGGTCGGATGAACGGCGTGGACGCGTTCGCCGCCGTCGCCGATCGGCTCGACCTGTTCGCGGACCGGGTGCGCTACGAGCGCGTCCTCGCCTGCCGCGACGTGGCCGACTGGTGCCGCGCCCAGGACGGCGCGGGCATGACGGCGGCGGACGCGTTCGAGGCTGTCGCCGACTACTGCGACATCGCAGCCCATGCCATGCCCGTTCTCGGCAATTATGTGGGCTTCGAGCGATACGTGACCTATGGCGGCATCGCCGGCTGGTGCCGCAAGGCCGGCCGGGACGCATGGGACTGATGCCGCGGGGAACAAGCCCCATGGTTTCGGAAAAAGGAGCCGGAAATGAGCAATCGCGAGAAGTGGGAGACTACGACGTCGAATTCGAGGTCCGGGAGAGGCCGGGACGCATGGACCCAGTGGAAGGAGGGGACGATGAGACGACCGCATGACCCGAACGGAGGCAGGTTTCGCCTGCCGGAACCGGGATTGTATCTCGTGCTGATTTGCGACCCGTACGAGGAGCCGTCATACGACGACATCCGCTATGTATGCGATGGCGACCATCTGGACGGTTTCGTCGGACGTCTGCATGACGCAGGCTTCTCGCCGGAGGACATCCACGTCTTGCGCTGCGCGGTCAACGAACGCATCGATTGGGACGGGATGGACCGCCGGGACGCATAGGGAATGTTGTGACATGAAGTTTAATAACCGAATATTCCTCAAGCCTCGTGCTTTGAAATCACACGGCACTTGATGAAAGTTTCCAGAAAAGCGGAAACATGGGATTTGATCGTGTTTTACTATTCTCTTCCCCGTGTACACGGGGGTGATTCTTCCCACCGCATCCGCCCGCCTGCATAACCGAAAAGTGATCCGAAGCATTCGCGTCGCCGTGAGCCGCACGGAGACGTTAAACGCACGCGGAGGGGAATGGCAAGTCGGTGCGGAGCGCCGCGGTCCCCGGTGAGGCGTGAATCAAGCGGAGGGCGGCCGCGAGCGAGAGCCAAGCGATGACCGGCCGCCCCAAAAGCCCCTCTGGCTCAATGGTCAGAGCAGCGTCCTTTTAAGTCGTGGGTTGTGGGTTCGAATCCCACGGGGGGCACGGCCGCAGTTGGCGGAACTGCGGGAAATCGGGAGTGAAATCCTGTGGCCCGTCATATTGGACGGGTAATCAAAAGCGTCCGCGTGGAACGCGCGTTAAACACCATCGGACGGATGGAAAAGCCGCCATCCCGCAAGGGCGGCGAGTACCGGAGGTCCGATGTGCATGCCTCCGACCCGGGGGACGCTTGCGGGCGTCGTCGCGGGGAGGAGGCATACGCCCCCGTAGCTCAGTGGAATAGAGCGCCACCCTCCGGAGGTGGGCGTCGCCGGTTCGAATCCGGCCGGGGGCACGTCGGGACGCATGACGGTCCATGGAAAACCGAAGAGTGTTGGAGCATTCCCGCCGCCGTGGCGCATGCACGGAGGCGTGAAACGCGCGCCCCGGGAGGGGGGGCGAAGGCCGGCGCGGAACGCCGAGAGGCCTTCCTGTCCGGGGCGCGAATCAAGGGTATGGAATCAAGGCGGCCGGTGCCAAGCCCAAGCTTAAGCCGGCCGCCACCTGCCCCCGTAGCTCAGGGGATAGAGCGCCACCCTCCTAAGGTGGGCGTCGCCGGTTCGAATCCGGCCGAGGGCACCAGCGGCGTAATGCCGCCACCCGAATGACTCCTTTTCCAGCCGGTTCCCGCATAGGCGGGGACCGGCATGGGGCCGTGGCGCAGAGGCAGCGCATCCCGTTCGCAACGGGAAGGTCGCGGGTCCGAATCCCGCCGGCTCCACCAGACGGTTCCTCCCGTGGCGCGCCCGACAAGGCACCCGTGCGGACAGACTCTCATCATGCATTGGAAAAAGCGATGGGAGGGACCGTCAAGGCCCCGATGGCCCAGTGGTAGCGCAGCCGCCTCGTAAGCGGCAGGTCGCCGGTTCGAATCCGGCTCGGGGCTCTCGGGAGGCGTCCGCGATGCCTGCCGTCCGGAGGACCGGGCGGCCAGGCGCGCGGCATCATGGACGCCTCCCTTTGCGTCGGTGGTGCAATGGCGAGCACGGCGGTCTCCAAAACCGTCGATCCGGGTTCGAGTCCCGGCCGGCGTGCGACGCCGCCATCCTCCTTTTTGGCCCATCGGGGCTTCGGCTCCGAAAGAGGATGGCGACGGTTTCGGAATGTGGCGTAGTTGGCAGCGCGCGCGGCTGGGGGCCGCGAGGCTGTGGGTTCGAGTCCCGCCATTCCGACATGAGAAAACCCAACAAGACCGAGCTTGCCCGCATGAGGGCGAAATACGCCGAGCGCCGCCGCAAACGGCTTGGAGGGAAACAGCGAGGTCCCCGGCCGGTTCCATGACCGGCCGGGGACCTCGTGTCTTTGGATGGCCTTTGGCTTCGCCGCGCAAGCCGTCGGCGCCCCGCCTTCGCGGGAGCGCATGCATGACCCCGCCCCGTCAAGGGGCTTTCGCCCGGGTCCGTGGGCTACGCCTCCGCTATCGGGAATGCCGGAGGTTCCGGCGGTGGCCGTCCGAGGTCCGGCTATGCGTTCCCGCGACGCATAAGCCTGGATATGACGAATTCATACGATGACGAAGACGAGACCACCCCACTGTCCGGACTCGACCGCGATCAGGTCTGGCGCGAATGGGGCATCGACCTGCAGGACGCGACCCGCATGGCGGACGACCCGGAATGGGCGCAGGAGTGCCTCTGGCGCTGGCGCGGCGGCGAGTACATCCGCGGCCTCAGGCACCACCGCCCCGCGCCGGGCGACCTGGAACGCCTCGAGTCCATCGCCGCCGGCCATGGCGACCCGACGGGCAAGGAGCATCCCGACCCGCTGCCGGCCGGAACGGGAGGCGACCGGGCGTGGGAGTGCATCGACTGGAGCGAACCGCCACTGGTGCCGGCCCAGTATTTTCCGGGCGTGCGGGGGCGGCTCTGGGAGCGCCGCCGTCTGGCCCGTTTGAAGCGCTCCTGGCTGGACGATGGAGCCTACGGCTACGACGGCCCGCGCGAATGGCATCCGCACATCGTCAGCCAGTACCTGCCGGAGGAGGAGATGGCGGAGCGGGTCTACAGGGCCGTTCCCGCCATCGGCGTCGCCCTGCTCATCGGCGCCGGCGTGCTCATGGGGCGCATGCTGTCGTGAATATGTACGCCAAGGCCCGCCGGAGCGCCGGACTGACGCAGAGACAGGCCGCGCGGGTGCTCGGCCTGTCCGTCTCCCTGCTGGGGCGCTATGAACGCGACGAGTCATATCCGAATCGGCGGATGGTCGAGAGCATGGCGCTCCTGTACGGCGTACCGGCCGGACGTCTGGGAATCCCGCGCCCCCGACCGGCCGGAATCGACCGCCATACCTGGCCGGGGGCCACGGGACGGCTCCACCCGTCCGACGCCCTGATGGCCGAATGGCTCGTCCTGTCCGGCGCGTGGGACACGTTCGGCGCGGACGAGTGCGCCGCCATGCTCGACGGGAGGGACGGCCGGTCGGCCGCCGCGTACGCCTACATGGGGCGCATCCGTCTGGAATGCGCGACGCCGGCGAGAAGGCTGTCCCTCGCGGTGCCGGGAATACACGCCGACGGAATGTGGACGCCGGAGAGGAAGGAACGCCGATGATAGACATGAACGATTGGCTCAAGGCGTGGGATGCGTACTACACGCCCGCGCAGACCCTGAGCGATGGAGACGTCGCCTGGGTATGCCTGGTGGGCGGCGGCATCATGGCCCTGGTCTTCGCCGTGTTGGCCGTCGTCTCCTTCCTGAGGCACGGAGCGAGGGGGAATCCCCTTGTCGTGCTGTTCGCGATCGGCGCGTCGACCGCCCTGTTCTTCTGCATCTCCGACGGTCTCTGCCAACTGCCGAAGGTCGGCGCGGATGACACCAAGGTGGCCACGGCGACCGTGAGCGCGGCGAGGAGGCCTCCGGACGGATTCGGCGAGCAGCTGGAGAGGGTTACGGGAGTGGAGTACCTGTCATGTTCCACCGGGCCGTTGGGGATCGAGGATCTGGGCACCTTGGCAGGCCTGCCCTCCAAGGACCGGTACACCTGTCGGTTCGTGACGAAAGACGGATGCCTGGTCGAGAATGGCCGGCTGGTCGTCGACCACGACCACGGCAGGGTCGGATTGTTCGACGGAGACGGCAAGGCCGTCATCAGTGGAAAGGAATCGAAATGACGGAGAAAATCGGAGCGCTTAGACTGCGCATGGTGGAGCCCCTGGATGTGGACGAGGCGGCCCGGACGCTGGCGCGGGCCGGACTGCTGGTTTCGCTGACGGACTGGAGCGCCAGGGAGCGGCGGTTCGACCTCCACCCGTGGTGGCTGGGCATCCTGACGGCGTTGCTCGTCCCCGTGGGCATCGCCGGGTGGGCCTCGTTGCCGACCTCGCCGGTGTCGACGCCGGTCGCGGTGGGGGTCTGTGTGGCGGCCTTCGTCCTTGGAATCGCGCTGGAGGCGTGGATCGTCACGCATCATCCGCCGGTCCCGGAGACGCCCGCCCAGGTGCTTTCCGACGTCTTCGGCGCCGACGCCGCGCTCGGGGACGGCGCGCGTCCGTTCCATAGGGAGGGCCTCACCCGCCTGACGGTCCGGGACGGCGACGGCCTCGCCCAGGCCACACTGTTCGTCCGCCACATCACGGCTCCTGACGGCCATCGGACCGTGTGCGTCGCCCTGTTCGGCGCGGACGGCCTGCCGGTCGAACCGAGGGTGGACCGGTACTGACGCCTCCCTGGGACGCATGCCTGTCGGCGGAAGGAAAGGGGCCGGATATGGATTTCGGACTGGATAGATGGAATACATACGAGCTGACGGCACCGGACGGCTGGGAGGCCGATCTGGATGCGGGCGGCATGGAGGACGAATGGATGCGTCGGTGCGGCGCGCTCGGGGCGTACGGCGTGGGGGACCGCGACGGACTGGCCATCGCGCGTCTCGACTGGCGCTGGGTGGCGTGCGGCCGGCTGGGCGGCCCCGTCCATGCGGAGCTGCGCGTCTATCTTCTCGGCGACGAGGATGGGCGTTTCGACCTGCGGCTGACCGAAGGAGAGCGGGCCGCCCTCGACGCGGACATCCGCGACTGGCTCATGGGGGACGGCGTGCTTGACGCGTCCGGCAACTTGACATCCTCCCTGCGGCTAAAGCCGGGGGATTCCCTTCACAGCCCGGACTCCAACGGAACTTCCAGCCTGAATTGAGGGGGTTGACGCTTCACGGGACCGCTTTTGCGGATCCTCCACGTCCTAGGCGGTGCCCCCGCCCGTTTGAATCAAAGCGCGGCCCAGTATGTTCATGGCCGCGTTGACGTCCGCGTTCGCCTCATACCCGCATTCGACGCAATGGAAGACCGCTTGGCTCTCGCGGTTCTCCTTGGCGACGTGACCGCACTTGTGGCAGGTCTGGCTGGTATAGGCGGCGGGGATGATGACAAGCTTTCCGCCATTGGCGTCCATCTTGTCTTTGAGCCGTTTCATCAGACGGCTCCAATTGTTGCTCAGTATCGATCGGTTGAGTCCGGCCTTGGCTTTGGCTCCGTTGTGGAGATATTGCCCCGGCTTAGCCGGATCAGGCTTCGGCTTCGGGCGCCTCGTCATGGCCTTGACATCCAGGTCCTCCATGGCGATGAGAATGTTGGCCTTGGCGAGGCTCGTGGTGGTCTTCTCGATCCAGTCGTTCCGACGCCGGACGATGCGACCCTGCAGGGTATTGAACTCGGACAAGGTCCTTTGACGCCGCTTGGAGGCGAATTTGGCGGTCCTGCCGCCCCTGGCCTCGTTGACACGGTCCTGCCGGGACATCCGGCGCTGGAGGTACCTTAGCCGCTTCAGCTCGGCCTTCGACGGCTTTGGCATGTCCATGAAGATGCCGTCGGACGAGACAAGCGTGTGGACGCAGCCACGGTCGAGACCGATGATGTCATTGCCTGTCCTTGGTAACGGCAGGGGCATATTGACGAACACGAGGCTACGATGGGTCCAATCGACATGGACGCTGGTATAAGGTCGTATCGGCTGGCTCGCACGCACATGGATGGCGACGCGCCAGTGCGCCTTCTCGCCGGGCCTGACCCATCCTGCAGGGTTCATGCCGGTGATGACGACCACACCGCTTTTACGGCCGGTTTTCCGGAAGATCGCGTTGCCTGTTTTGGAGGCGTTGCGCCAGCAGACGAAGCCCAGGCCGCGATGGCGCGACTTGAAACCGGGGATGCGGCCTCCAATGGCCTTCCTGCGTTTGAGTCCGGCGAACCATTCGACGCTCTCAATCCTGTCCGTGCTGGACAGTATGGGCGCCGGAATGCCCGCCATCCACGAGCACTGAAGACGGGCCTCTCTGTCCGAGAGCGACTCGGCCACGTCAGGCCCGCCCAAGGGCTCCTTGACCCAGTCGACGATCCCGCCGGCCTCGTCCTTGACGGGTATGTTGTGTGTTCTCTGTTCGCGCCTTTGGTTGAATCTGGCGCGCCATCCGTCGCACAGCCACACCATGATACGCTCGGGATTACGGGTCCAGCGGGGATTGCCGCAATGGTCCACGCCGAGGAAGACGCTCGCGCCAACGTGCTTGACGCCGTCGATGCGGACCTTCTGGCTCATCGTGGACCACCTCCTTTTACTTGGGCCCTATGCGTCCTGGCCTTGGACCCCAGCGCTGAAGCGCGGGGCATGAATTTTTTCGGTCATGCGTCCTGACCGGACTTGTGGGGTTCCGCCGACGCGGTGCTGACCGACCTGATGCTGTTGTCAGCCGTCGCCTGCCTGTTCTCACCCGCGTTCCTCGCGGGCGCGGTCGTCTGCGGCGTGCTGGCGGCCGTCTGCGGGTCCGTCTCCCTCAGGCGCCTGCGCCGCCAGGCGGAGTAGCTGATGCCATGCTCGGCCTTGAACCTGGCCTGCCAGCGGCGGGCGGCCTCACGGCGTTCCTCGCGGTGCGAGGCTGCGTACACCTTGTCATACCGGCGCATCTCCTCTTCGTTCGCCTCGCGCCAGGCCCTGTTGCGCCGATCGATGCGCTCCTTGTTCGCCTGGTAATAGGCCGCGTCGGCCGCCTTGCGTCTGGCGCGGCGCTCGTCCTCGACCAGGTGCAGGCGTTCGGGATGCGGTTCGCGGGCTTAGGCGACCTAGGATAAAACGTGCCCCGCCCTTCAGGACGGGGGTGGTCGAAGTCCGGGCCTTCGGGACGCATGGAGTGAATTATGGAGACCGTCAGGCGTTACAACTACCGCGCGTACCCCACGAGGGGCCAACGCATGGCCTTGTCGCGCCTGTTCGGCGCATGCCGATACGCCTGGAACTGGTATGTGCGCCAGCGCCTGACCGATTGGAACTTCAACCGGTCGAGGCCCTCCTACGCGGAGCTGAGCGCCAAGTTCAACAGGACGAAGACCGAGAAGTCGCTCGAATGGCTGACCCAAGTGTCCGCCGTGCCGTTGGCGCAGTCGCTGCGCCAGTGCGAGAAAGCGTATTCCGCGTTCTTCCGGTATGTCGAAAAGCATGGATGCCACCTCGACCATAAGGGCCGTCCGTTGGGGTACCCACGGTTCAAGAGCCGCCATTGCGGCGAACAATCCGCCACATTCACCACGTCGGCCAGATTCCACGTCAGACACGACCATAACGCGCGATGGATGTTCCTTGACCTGCCGAAGATCGACGGGGAGATCAGACTCCGTTGGTCGAGGGATCTGCCCTCCAGGCCGTCAAGCGTGACGGTGATGCGGCATGCGGACGGGACCTATGAGGCCGGCTTCGTCGTCAAGGCGGAACCGAAGGCTCCGCCGAAGCCGAGGCATGACGCCTGCGGCATCGACATGGGCCTCGAGTCGTTGGCGTCCATCGTCTACTCGGACGGCACGCGCGAGAAGGTTGCGCCGTTGAGGGCATTGCGCAAGGCCGAACGCAGGCTGGGGAAACTGAACAAGGAGCTGAGCCGCCGCAAACGCGGCTCGAACAACTATTCGAAGACCAGACAGGCCAAGGCCAGGCTGTATGCCCATATCGGGGCACAACGCAAAGACCTGGCGTACCAATTGGCCTCCAGGGTGGCGGGCGAGAACCAAGCCGTCGCCATGGAGACCCTGTGCGTCAAGGGGCTCATGCGCACCCGGATGGGCAAAAGCGTGGCCGACGCCGCATGGTCGACGTTCACCGACAGGGTCGATGTGCTCTGCGCCCAATGGGGCCGCAGGGCCATCCACATCGACCGGTGGTGCCCGAGCAGCCAGGTCTGCTCGCAATGCGGACGCAGGGACGGCAAGAAGCCGCTTAATGTGCGCGAGTGGGAATGTCCTAACTGTGGCGCGTTCCTCGACCGCGACTGGAACGCCGCATTGAACATCCTCGACGCCGCGGGACTCGCGGAGTCGCTAAACGCCCGTGGAGGCGATGTGAGACGGAGGCTGGCCTCGGCCGGCCGCGACGCGATCGCCCGTGAAGCGGGAACCCACCGAACCGCGATGCCCCATTAGGCTGGCGGAGTAGGAATCCCCCGCCTTCAGGCGGGGGAGGAAGTCAACATGGCCCAATCGATGCCGTCGGATAGGGATTCCATACCCGGTCGCATGCGTCGCGACCGGGACGCATGGAAGGCGGCGGAAGAACGGAAAGGAGCCGATGATGACAGAGAACATCGAATGGGGCGCGTGCCCCGTATGCGGAGGCCGGGTGGCCGGGGAGGTCGATAGTTGGGAATGTAACGGCCGACTGCATGTCGAACAGTCTTACGACAATCCCCCCACCTGCGAAAACGGCTGTCCCCTTGAGGGCTTCGCGCCCCGTATCGACGATCTTGTCGCCGAATGCGGCGACGGGGAGTCTGGCAAGGAGGCCGCGGAAAGGGCCGTCAAAAAGGAGTGGTCCCGCATGTGCGGCATCGCCACGCGCGTGAACCCGTGCGTCTGCGGCGGCACGCCGGTACTGAAGCCGGAGGAGTGCAGGCTCGAATGCCCGGACTGCGGACGGATGGCAAGGCTGACGCCTTCCTTGGTGCAGGCCATCGCGGCTTGGAATGACTGCATGGCCGGCCTGCGGAAGCGGGATGCCGAACGCGCGGGCATGGGGCTTCTCGCCAAAGGCGTCGGTCTGGGCGTCGTGTCCGCGCCGCGCCCGCTGTCGGGGGAGGAGATCGCCTCTTGCGACAGTGAGAGGCTGCTGGGGGTCTGGGAGGAGAACGGGTGTTACCGCGAGCGCGAGGTGGCGCGGCCGTTCCCATACACCGACCATGCCTCGCTATTCAACCTGGCCGGCGTCCGCGTCCATCGCTGGACGCTGGCGGACGGCACCGTCGTCACCAGCCCGGACGGGTGGACGGAGCCTGAGCACGGGGAAGTCTCGCAGACCATCCGGACCCTGACGGGACATCACCTCGTGATTCCGAATTCCGCCATCCTGTATGTGGCCGACTGATTTCCAGCGTGTCCGGGACGCATGGGGCGTTTGAACACAAAGGGAGGCAAAATCATGAGAATCACAGACGGAACGGAGACGATGGAAGTCTCCGTGAGGGAATACGGAGACCATTCCGACAGGGAAATCACCGACCAAACACTGCCTTCGCTGGTCGAATGGGCGGAAACCCCCGGCATCGTAGAAAACGTGCGACGGACAGCACAACGTCTGGTGGAGCTTTTTGCGAACGATGGAAAGAAAGCCCGCACGATTCTCGGACACATCCCCGAAGGGGCGAGGCTGGGGCTCGGCATCCGCCTGTACGCGCCCGACATCCAGGACGACGAACGCGGCCTGCCGGATGACATCAGGCTGACGCGATACATGCGCGTCGACAAGCCAAGCCCGGGCGTCATCGTGGAGACCGAGCTTTATCGCTTGGGAAACGTCCTTCGAGGCCGCGACCTGAGTGGACTCGACCTGCGATACCTCGACTTTTCCGGAGTGGACCTTTGCGACGTGAACATGTCAGGAGCCGATTTGAGGGGTTCCTTGATCGACTCGGGCACACCTCTCGGCAGCACCGTATTCAACAACGCAGACATGCGTCGCATGAGGTTCGTCGGAAGGCTGGATCCACGCCGTCCCGTCTATCTGGAGAACGCCGACCTGCGCGAAGCCGACTTCAGCCGTGCCAAGGTAAGCTGGTTCCAATTCAACGGGGCCGACATGTCGGACGCGATACTACGAAACGCCGTCTTCGAATGCACGAACATGGAGCGCGTGAACCTTGCCGGAGCCGATTTGACCGGAGCCAACATGGGAGGCATCGACCTACGGAAGGCGAATCTGACCGGCGCGACGATGGACAAGGCATTCCTGAACAAGACGGTGATGTCCGACGCGACAGTAAGCGGAGCGAGCGTGCAGAGTCTCCGTTCCCGTAACAGCAATGTCCGTCGAGTGGATTTCGGTCAAGCCTACGGAACGGGGAGCATGTTCTTCGAGAACACGAAGATAAAGGGGAGCACTCTTCCCAGAGGGTTCGTCAACCATTATCGTGACAACAGTCTCATAGCCCAAGGAGACGGCTGGAAGCTGAACTATCGTCTGGGCGCTCTTACCTACGTGCTTACCTTCGACTGGCGCGACGGATGCCCCGAACCGCGCACGCTTGCCCACAATCCGAAATGGGCGGACATAGGCAACCGTAACAGGATTGAGGAAATCCGCTTCGTGCCGGGTTCCAAGGCACCGGAGGACATGAGCGCCTTCTTCGAGGACATGTTCGCCCTGCACCGGGTGGACTTCACGAATCTGGACATGTCGAAGACCGTCAGTCTGGCATGGATGTTCAACAATTCGGGCTTCAGGGACGTTGAAATCGTCAACCTGAAGGCCTCGAACGCGAAGGACTGCGAGCGTCTGTTCCGACTTGGTCCCGACGTGACGAGCCTGAAGGTGCCCGGATTGGATGTGAGCGGCGCGGAGGTGGCCCGCGAGATGTTCGCCTCGCCGCATCGGATTGCCGAACTGGACCTGTCGGAACTGCGGCTGCCGCGAGCCAAGGACATCAACCGCATGTTCATGTACTGCGAGCGGCTTCGCAGGCTGGACATCTCCAATCTGGAGCTTCCCCCCGACGTAGAGATGGACAACAGGGGGCAGGCCATGTTCTCCAACTGCGTCTCCCTTGAGCACGTGGACATGCCAACGAAGGGTGCGCTGGCCGACCGGTACGGGAAGATGATGGAACGGTTCAACGCGGGCGACCGTGCCGCGTTGAAGGCAAGACCGAATCCGCGTGTCACCGTACTTGCCCTGTAGAGGCGCTCATGGGACGCATGGCTCTGGTATCAAACGAAAGGAGCCGTTATGCCCACCCCGCACTACATCGAAAATTCCGCCGACGCCATACGTTTCGTCCGCGACCGCCCGTGGTATCCGCTGTTCGTGAGCCATGTGTATGAGGTCCCCGTCTCCGCTCTGGGAACGATATGCATGGCCTGCTGGGCGACGCTGGAGGATACGCGATTCGCCGGGAATATCATCGACGACGAGACGCTGCGCGGCCGCTACTTCGAGTTGTGCAACCGCGAGGATGACGAGGCCGTACAGAAGGAGTGGGGCCGGTTCAGTGACGACCTGTGGGCTTATGTGGACGGCATGGGCCTGGAACGTCAGGCCACATGGTTCATCGAGCTGAACGACCCCATCACCATCAAGGGGCACTACTGGGTGCATGACGGCGTGGAGTATCTGGACGCCGCGCACACCCTGCCGAGATTCGAGGACTGAGGAATCATGAAAGACTTGAAGAAGGTCCTCGGCAAGTGCCGTGACGGGTTCGCCGCATTGGCTGACGCACTGCCGTACACGCGCCTCGACAAGGACGGCACGGCGATCATCGGATTGAGGGAGCTGTGCGCGGACGGGAAGAAACCAGGGCTCTTTCTTAAGTGGGAGCTTCGGGACTGGGATTCCGAGGCGGACGCATGCTATTACGGTGCCGCCGACGGTCAGTGGCAACGTCATGGCTGGAAGATGGATGACATGGTCGAAAAGCTGCGGGGCGAGGATGCCGCGGATGTCTTCTCCAGTGTGAAGGAACTGGAGCTGCTGCTTCGCATGGCCGAACACCTCGGCGTCCATATCACATGGGCCGAAGAACTGGACTGACATGGGAGGAGACGACATCATGCTGGCTGGAATCAAGAAGGCTCTCGAATACGAGGGCGACTGGACGCGACTGGAGGGCGGCGTGCTGGAATGCGGTCTGCGCGATCAGTTCGACGGCGAACAGACCGGCCTCGCCCGCATCATCGTGGGCGACGGCAAGGTTTCCGTCGCCGCATGGTCGGACAATCCGTACGAATACAAGACCATACCCGAGCCGGATTGGACGCACGAATACAATCCGGCCGACCCGGAGGCCATCGCGGAGGACATCTGGTACAGGTGCCCGTTCTGCGGACAGGCGCCGAACAAGTGTTGGTGCGAAGAAGAACGTTGCAGTGAGTGCGGCGCATTCCTGGACGATGTATACGAGGGCGATCTTGGGTATTGCCTCAACTGCCATTAGAGGGGGGCCGGAGAACATCATGCGATACGACATCAGGCATTTCCACCGCCCCGTCTGCGCCTTTCCGGGCTGCGGGAACGAATACGACGGGGACGAGGCCGAGTGGTGGACGGACCCGTACTGGGCCCTCGACCAGGCGTGGGAGGACGATTGGCTGGTGCTGGACGGCCGGCACGACGAGCCGGTCTGCATCTGCCCGGAGCATCTGCTCCATGGCGGGGACGGCAGGCCGGTGTGCTACGACCCGGAGAAGCGTGTTCCGGCCACGCCGGAGCTGAAGGCGTTCTACGACGACCTGGACGCCGTGGACTTCATGCCGTTGCCGAAGCCCGGATGCGAGCCCCAAGTGCTGCACGCCCTGCTCCATTCGGGGCTCGTCACGGCCGACCATCCCTTCCTGCTTCCCGTCTGCGAGTATCCGCATTGCGGCGCCGTGTTCGCCGACGAGCCGTTCGGCGCCATGTGGTACCCGGACGAGGACGCGGCCGAGACGGCGGTGCACGACTCGCGACGCTGGGCGATGATCAAGGGCGACGACGGCGGATACCACGCCTTCTGCCCGCTCCACGTCCTGCACGACGGAGACGGCAGACCGGTGTCGGTCGGGCGCACGGTATTGCCGCCCGCGCTGGCGGAGCGCTGCACCGACCCGCGGCTGCCGGCCGTGAGGCCCTCCTGCGCCGACGACGTACTGAACGTACTGAGAAAAGGATAAGCCCATGATATACACGGACAACAAAGGCCGGACGCTGGATGCCACGGTCTGGGATGGCAGTGACGTGACGGAGGACGTGCTGGGCGCGCCCCGCACGGGCGCGGACCTCGACCTGCTGGTCGAGACGGCGAAAAACCACGCCTACGGCCGCGGCGGCTTCGACCTCCCGCAGGCCGAGGTGAGAACCGACTGGACCCTGACGTCCCCGGATGCGGGCGCGATATGCGGGCAGGCCTGGAGCTCCGACATGTACGACTACTGTACGGGATGCGGCGTCCTGCTCAATGAGGACTGCGAAAGCGCGGTCCCGGGCTGGTGCGTCTGGTGCGCGGGGGAGGAATAGCCGTGGACGCGAACGAATACACGGCGCTCGGCGGCCGGCTCGACATGGCGCAGATCGACGGCTGGTACGGACGTTTCGAGGACATCGAGATCGACCCGACGTTCCTGTGCCTCACCGACCTGTACGCGGCGGCCGCGCCGCTCGTCCCCGCCGATTGGACGGTCGTCGACCTGGGCGGCTACGTGGGCGTGCAGGCGGGGCTGTTCGCCGGCCGTTACGTGGATGTCGACTGTTATGACCTGTGCGGGGGAGCCGACTACACACCGCCCCGGCGTTACCGGGCGGGCAACGCGGTCCACGTCGTCTCGGACATCGCGTCATGGCTGGGCGCGAACCCTAGGCTTCCGCGCCGCACGCTCCTGCTCATGTCCGGCGTGCCACGGTACGAGCGGTTCATGGACGGACTGCGGGCGCGCGGGGGCGATTGGGCCGTCTGGTATCCGGGGCAACCCGCCGAAGGGCATGGCCCCTTGGGCTCCGCCATCGCCGCCGTGAGACGGGACGCATGACGGCGGGCATGGAAAACGATTACGCGGACGAATACATCGACGGACAGATCGAGGCCGCGGAGGGACTGTTGCCCGATTCCGGCTTCACTCCGGACGACCCGGACACATGCGCCCTGCCGTCCATCGCGCACTCGTTGCCGGCCTTGGCCGCGGAGGGAAGGATGAGAGGCTGACGCCACGTCCCGCACCTACAGAAACCACCCCCACCGGCTTGTCAAGGAGGACGCCAGGCGCGCGGGATTCGTCACCCATCTGCGGCCGTACGGGCCGCTTCCATGCGACCGCGTCGAGATGGCCGCATACGCGCATTCGCTCAAAAGCCGGCGGCATATTCCGCTCCGGCATCGGGACGGCGTGAACGACGATTACGGCTCCACCTGCGTCAAGGCCGCGCTGGCCCGCGCATGCCGCGATTGCGGTCCCGACTGGGATGATTGGCGCGTATACCAAAGACATCGGCGCTGGTTCGGCTGAGCCCGTTCCGGGACGCATGGCTCCGGCAAGGAACCAAACGAAATGGGAGTCGACCATGGAAAACATCAATCCGTACGATTTGGCATTCGCATTCACCCGGCGTCCGGAGGTCACGGACGCGAACGTCGCCACCGGTATGTGCCCGGACGACACCGTGCTCGTCGAGTTCACGAACGGACAGGTGGCCGTGTTCAACGTGCGGGACGGGTATCCGGCCGTCGTATCGGGCACGCTGTACGCGGACGCCGACGGCATCAGGGAACATGACCCGCTGGAGTCCATCCACCACGACTTCGAGGGCGAGGGCGATTACGGCGACGGCGTGGATGACCTCATCGCCCAGTGCGCCGAGGCATCGGGGGAGTGATGGCCATGGACACCGTGGAATTCGTCAAGGACCGCAAGTGGCCGAACACCGACAGCCGGATCCTCGAAATCCCAGTCGCCGGACTCGGCAACGTCGCCGTGCAGGACTGGTCCATGCTGGACGACGACCGGTTCGCCGGATACCTGCTCCCCGAACCACTGCGGGACCGTTACTTCGGTTTGCTCGAACAGGACGACGACCCGCCCGAGACCGCTTGGGACGCGTTCATGGACGACCTGTGGGAGGCCGTCGACGCCATGGGGCCGGAGGAGCAGGCCGACTGGTTCGGGGAAATCCACGACCCCGCCACCATCTGCGCCCGTTACTGGATCCACGACGGCGTCGAATATCTGGACGCCGCGCACACCATGCCGAGGGACGAGCAATGAACGGACTGGAGCTTTACGACCGGCTGAGGCCGCTCCGTGACGCGGCCGCCGACAATGCCTACATGCTGGGCGACGAACGCGAGCGCGGGATGTATGACGGCTACGGCGCGGTCATGCGCCGGTGCCTCGAACTGCCCGAAGCGGACGTGGAGGACTGGATATACGGCTTCACCCACGCCATCGGGGAGTCGGGGGATGCGGACACGGAATACGCGCGGGGCCGCGGGATCGCGATGGATTGCGTCATCTGGTCCCTGGGCCCGACCGGGCGTGAACTGCGCGAGGCCATCGAAAAACGCCTGGGAGGGGAATAGGGGCATGGAAGTCGTCAAGTGGATTTCCGTCGTGGCCGCATTGGTAGGCATGGCGCTCGGATTAGTCACACTGGCGACCGAGAAGCCCGATACCGCCGCCGACTCCGACCTGCTGCCGGATGGACTGGCGGGCACCTGGGGGCGGAGGACCCCGGATGGCCGGATGGAGGCGACCATCGCCGACGGCGCCATCGAGGTCGTCCGGGTGTCCGGGGACTCGCGGGAGGTCCGTTGGAAGGGCGTCTACGAGGCGAAGGGCCGGAAATGGGTGGTCCGCGAGGCTCCGAAGGAGTCCCATACGGCGAATACGGCGTATCACGACCCCATCACGGACTACATCATATTCAGCACCATCCTGTAGGGCGATTCCGCGCCGGGACGCATGGCCTCCTTCAAGGAAAGGAGACCGTTATGTGCAATGACATCGACTTCCGAAAGGCCGTAAGGCTGATGGAGGAGGCCAGGGACAGGCTTGACGAGGCGTCGGAGATACTGGGCGTCTTCGATAGCGGCGACATGAGCGGCAGGAACACCATCGCGGACAAGGCCTGGTCCATCGACCAAGACATTGATGGCATAAAGGCCATCGCCGAACGTATGGGGGAGGAGATATGACGGACAGGCTCATCGCCATCGACTTGGACAACACGTTCGCGGACTACACCACCGCATTCGCCGACTGCCTGGCCCAGATGGGCAGGCCCGTCAGGGGCGGCGACCCGACAACCTACGACTTCGGCTGCGACGGCTGGTTCGGGGAGGGCAACGGCGACGTGTTCCCCGAATTCCATTCGCGGGCCGTCATGCTCGGCCTATATCTGCGTGAGCGCCCGTACCCGCACGCGAGGCGCGCCGTCGATACGCTGACGTTCGACCATCCGGCATGGCATGTGGCGTTCGTCACCAGCCGCCGCGACGACGGCGATGACACGGCCCGCTGGATGCTCGGGCTCGGCATCGACATGAGCCTCGAATTCGACTACGCCAACCAATGCCTCGACCGCATGGACCCGATCGGCATGGAATTGGGCCGGGCCGTCTCCGAACGCGCCCGCTCCGGCCGCTGGAGCATGGGCCTGCTGTGCGAGCCCAACGGCGTCGGCTGGTGTCATCTGCCCGACAAGGAGAGCCTTGAGGCCGACTTGTATATAGAAGACGACCCGGCTATGCTCGACCGGCTCATGGATTTGGGGCTCCCGGTGCTCGTCAGGCGGCACGCCTACAACCAAGCGCAATGCGAACGCGCCGAACAGTCCGGCTTGGGGCTGGCGTTCGAAGATTGGGCGGATGTGCCTGAGATGGCGGAACGGTTGATCGGGGGCTCCCGTTGAGCGGACGATACTTACTGCCGGATGGCATCGGCGTTCCCTACCACGTGCCCGTATCGGACACGGAGTCGGACCTGCACGTCCAAGTGGGCGACCGGTTCTACGGATTCGTCCGCGAGTCCCGACTGTTCGACGGACGATGCGAGTACACGCCGCTCGCCCCGGTCGGCGGGTATTACGAGCCGGTGGGCGATACGCAATATCTGACTCTCCCGGAGGCGTTGGCCGCGTTGTCCGACCATCTCGGGGACGAGGACCTGAAACATCGATTGAAGGGGGAGTTGGTATGACCGACACCAAATGCTACATCTGCGGGCACGCTCTGGAGGAGCATGCGCCCTACGTGGTCTGGCACACCGGCTGGGACGGATGCGAGGAATGCGACCGCGACTACGAGAGGGGCGTCAGCCTATGCCCCGTGTGCATCGACGCGTTGGTATACATGGGCATGACGTTGGGTGGGAACACGTATCTGCCCGACCTGCCGTTTGGGGAAGTCGAGAATTGGGCATATGACACGCTTTGGCATGCCGTCTGGATGCCAGATGACATGACCGTAGGCGAGGCCGAATGCGCCCGCGACTACCTCGACCGCGAGGGGCTGAAGGATCTTGACCCCGCGTGGGAGGGCCTGCCGTTGCGATGGTGGGATACGCCCGAGGAGTTCAAGGCGTCGGAATATGCCGAACCGTTCCTGCGCCGTTTCGGATTGGACGAAGGCGACTTGGACCGGCTGGCAAAAGCATGTCTGGAACACGGCGACGTACTGGACGATTGGCATACCGTCACCGACGCCCGCAAGGTCGGGGAACGGCTTCGGAAAGGCTAGGACGCGTGGACTATATCAAACGTCGGGCCAAGCGGCTTGAGGCCGACTACCGGCATTGTCTGCGCGACTACAAACGGGCATTGAGCCGCACATGGATACTCCGCGACCGGCTTGCGAATCTGCCGTTGGACGGCACGGGCGGCATCACGTCCCTGTCGTCCAGTCTCTCCGCCGTGGCGGAACGCGCCGGATGGCTGCGACGTCGTACAAGCGAGGCTCAGGGACGGTTGAAGGTGTTCGACCCGGACGAACAGCGCCGATGGAACAAGGATGTGGACGGCACATGCCGCCACCTGAACGCGGACGGCACGCGATGTGGCAAGCCCACCGTGGACGGCTCCCGCTGGTGCGCCGGACATGTGGACATGTGGGACGACTGCGACCCGTGGGGAAACCATATCATCGGCATGTGGCGTGAGGTCAGGTTCGCATACACGGCGACCGGCATGCTTGTCCGACTGACCGCGCCCACGCCGGTCGGTCTGGACACGCTGCGTGAGACCATCGCCCGGTCACGCGGGAAACTGGAGCGGGAGACCTACGGTTTCGACCGAAAGTGCACCCGCAAGGACATCGAACGGTGGCTGACCGTCCCAGCCGAATACACCCGAGGGGGGGGGAGTCGTGAGCCTCGCATCATGCCCGTTCTGCGGCGGAACCGTGCGTCTCGTGTCCGACCGTGATTTCCGACGCGGCGTCCGATACGGTTTGGCCCACGAACAGCCATGCCCATTGTTGCCGACCCTATGGGCGGCCTACGGGGTCAACGCCGACACGCTCGTCCGATGCTGGAGCCAGCGTTACGGCGTCGCCAACCGGCTGCGAGCGTTGGGCGAGGACGATTTGGCCGACCGACTGGCCTACGAGGAGTAAGGAGGAGACGGATGAGCGACATCGAACAGACCACGGTCATCGACCCCGCCCAGGTGGGACGCATGGCCTCGAGCAGAACGGACGGGCGGAGCACGACCATGTATGGGCGGCACCGCAAGACGCCGAAAAGGACACCCAAAAGCCATCCCGTGCGCCCGGTGGAGCCGTTCATGGCGGACCTCATGACGGTATTCGCCGCGCTGTGGCTGGCAGGCATGCTGGCGGCCGTCTGGCTCATGCCCATGTCGGAGCCGGCCCCATGGGCGCGGGAGGCCGTCTCGGCCGTCTGCGTGGCCGCGGCCGTCCTATCCACGGTCCCGGCATGGACGTATCTGGCCCGATACGGAAGGGAGAGGCGTCATGGCCTATAACGATTACGGCGCGTTCGTCCGGAGGAACGGCGAGCGCATGGAGAGCCACGAGGACGCCGTGCTGGAACGGCTCGACGGAGGCTCAGGCGGCCAGGCGGTCTTCAATCATCTGGCACAAGGTTCCGGCGGCGACCTGTACCATGCCGTGCTCGGCGACGGGGAATGGCGTCTGGGGGTGTACAAGACGACGTTCCCGTACCTTTGGCATTATGGGGACGGCCGGTGGTACATGGCCGACCTGCTTTCGTACGCGGCGGGAAAGCCGCGTTTCGCCTGCGAGGACGAACGCTACGAGCGCATGACCGGAGACAAAGTCACGCGCCCCGTCGACCTGTTCGATTGGGTCCGCGGCCTGCCGGACGGCGGACTGGAATGCGTGGTGCCGGGCGGCCCGACCATCACCATCAAACGCGGACGCGACGCGCGCTGGCATGGCCCCACCATCCACGTCTCCATGACGGAGGCGGACGGCACGCGGTGGGACGCCGAGGCGGGCGACCGCTACGGCGCCGGGTTCGAGGACGAGGCGGACAGGCGCGGACGCGAGGTGCGCGCCATCGTCGGATACCTCGGGGCGGTCGCCCCGATGGGCTGGAGGAGGGTCGCCCGATGCCCGCGGTGCGGCGCGAAGCCCGCCATCGAACAGCCTTGGACGGATTTGTTCGGACGTCGTACCATCGCCATCCGCTGCCCGGAATGCGGTCTGCGGTTGGAGCTGCGGCTTCTGGAGAAGGTGGACTACGCCACGGATCACCTCGTCGACCCCAAGGCCACCGCATGGGCTGCGGCGAATCTGACGCAGCTGGTGGTGTCGATGTGGAACCGGCAGGCCAATGACGCCAAGGCCATGCGCGGCATCCTGTCCGGCCGGAAAAGAAGCTTCTGGCTGACGCTCGACGGCCGGTCCGTGGGCGAGATGGAATGGAGGGCGTAGACGCCGGGACGCATAGGCCGGAGCATGGAAATCAAAGAGATCAATGAGCTGACCCGCAATTGGACGGCCGACGAGTTCGCCGACTTCCTGCACTACCTCCTCCAGCACGGTGACCACGAGTCCATGCGCGGCTGGTGGCGCAGCGCAAGCCTGCTGCGCAAACTGGAGGCGGCCGGACTGGCCGAACTTGATGGCGGAGAGGTGGCGCTGACGCCGTCCGGCATCAAACTGCGCGACGCGCTGTACTTGTTGGAGGAGTCGGATGGGCTGGCCGACGCGCGGCTGAACCTGCGCGTCCACCGTTTGGAGGACCGGCATGCCGCCCCGCTCGGCGCGGACACGCTGATGCTTCTGGTGGCCGGCAGGTCGGGCAGGGTGTGCTTCGACGCCGCCCGCATGCTCATGGAGGACGTGGATGGCGGCAGGAAGTACGCCGACCGGCTGGCGAAATGCTGGGACCCGAAGGTGCGCATCTTCGCCGCGCCGTACGCCGACCCGCATCTGTTCCTGGACGAGACGGATCCCGACGTCGTCGGCGCCGTCATCAAAGGCGGACTCGCCGACGACGTGTGCCGCGAACGGTGGACCTCGCCGGACGAGCCGTTCGAGATCCGCCTCGCGGCTGGAGCCCTCGTCACGGACGGGGAGCGGACCGACCGCATGCTCGACGCCATGGAGCCTGACGAACGGGTCATGTTCCTCGGCGCGTACCCGCGCCTCGCCGTCGGGGAGCGGGCTGCGAACGCGTGCCGCGTGACCGGCGACGAGGCACCGCTCGAATACTCCATGACCCGCGTGCCCGACGACTATCTGCGGGAGGCGCTCGAATCCAAGTCCGGACACTGGAGGATCAAATCCCGCGTCGAGGATTACAGACAGGCGCTGCGCGAGGCCATGCGGCTGGAGCGGCTGTTCTCCGGTCCCGACAGTCAGGTGTTGGCCGAGATCCGCGGACAGGTCGAGGCCGAAATCGCCAAGGAGGAGGAACGGTGAGCGTCGACGCATACTCTGAAAACAATAGATAGGAGATTCAATGCGTTTCGTCGTCGAAGGCATCGGGAAAATCGGACGGGCCGAGATACTCCTGGATGGCATCACCCTGATCGTCGGAGAGAACAACACCGGTAAGTCAACCATCGGGAAGGCGTTGTTCGCCCATGTGAATTCCGTTTGCGGGTTTAGCAGAAGAATGAAAGCCACATACCGCAACGAGCTGTCCCATATATTGTTCTACCACGCCAGTATGGAGTACCGGGACATCATCGGATTCGTCCATGATCTGATCGACGAAATGATAGATGTGCTGCCCGGAAAGGAACTCAATCCATCCTCCCTTGCGCGATGGATAAAACATCTTGTGGACGGCGGCGGCATGTCCGCGGACGACTATGAGACCGAAAGGGTGGAGAAATACCTGAAGTGGCTGTCCGGCCGCTCCAGGCAGGCGATTTCATTCAGGGGGCAGATCTGCAAGCTTTTCGGGATCGAACGCGATCAATGGGAACAGATGTTCCTGTCGGACGACCTGAATGCCGTATTCGCCAACCAGCCGCAATCGTTACTTCCGGGTGCATTGTCGCTTTCGACATTTCTGGAAGACAACGGGAAGCCGGTCGAAGACGGGGAATTGGACGCTTTGCTCCTAGATGATGTGGAGACGTTCCCCTCGCTGATGTCCTCCATCGATGAAAATGAGGATGGGTTCCGCCGTTCCTTCACGAAATACGTGACGCGCGAGAATCGACAGGTGATCGCAACCCATCGTTCATCCCGCCCGTTGTCGGAGAACGACAATCGTCTTCTCGCCATGCTCGACGAAATCTACGCCGGAACCGTGGAACGCCAACCCGGCAAGACTTCAATTCTTCATGAGACGTTTAAAACCACGGAAGAGCTTGGCGTTTCCACCAGCTCGATGGGTGTACGGCCCATTCTTCTGTCGAAGCATCTTATTGCCCGGAACATCGCCGACGGGAGACTCGTCCTGATTCTCGACGAACCAGAGGTGCATCTGCACCCTGCATGGCAGGTGGCGTACGCCCGTGTGCTTTCAGCCATGTCCGAACTGCTGGGCGTCCGTATTCTCATCACAACGCATTCGCCATACTTCATGAAGGCCATGCTGATCAACGGCAACCGTCAAATTCGCTGCTATGGTACCGACGTCGATAAAAACGGAAGAGTCTCCCTTGAACTTCTGGATAAAGACGGGGTCGCGGACAGGTACGAGTCCATGATCGTCCCCTTCGACGAATTGGCGGCCGAACAGCTTGAGGCCGAAATCACCGAGGAGGAGGAACGGTGAGCGTCGACGCATTGGAGGAGCTGGTCGGCTGGCCGGACAACGAGAACACGTTCCTGGTGTCCGCCCACGACGGCGTGCGTCTGGCCGTGGCGCCCGCCGTCGTGGGCGAGGAGCTTGGCATGATGGCCGCGCTCGACTGGGCATACGCCCGGTACGGAGCGGCGTTCGCCGGTTCGGCCGAACCGGTCTGGCGCCTGCGCCGCTGGCACGGATGCCGCGCCACGGGCTTCGCCGACTGGATTGGCGACGCAGAAAAATTCTTCGGCGTGCGGTCGGTCGTCCTGCTCGACGGCCGCGGCCATGCCGTCGACGAAATCCAATTGGAGAAGATATGACCGATTGCCACGTCCGCGGAAAGCCGATAGGGGATCGCACGCCGTGGCTCGTCTGGCATACCGGCTGGACCTAGGCGCGAGCATGTACGTGCCCGAGTTGGACGCGTGGGCGCGTGGCACGCTCTGGAACGCCGTGTGGAACCCCGGCGTCCTGACGGTGGCCGAGGCCGACGCCGCCCGCCATTGGCTCGACCGCATGGACCGGGCAGATATGGACCCCGCCGCCGCTTGCCTGCTCGAAGCCGCCTGCTTGAAACGTTCCGGCTGCTGGTGGAGGATGGCGACGGACGACGCGCACGAGGTGGAGCGTCGGTTGCGGGACGCATAACGCTCTCCAAGAGAAAACAGCCTGAAGGAGGCTTGAATCATGATCCAACTTGTCATCGCGCTCATTGTTCTGATCGCCACCGTCGTTCTGACGGTCCAGACAGCCAAGATGCGGCATGGGCGCTCCGTCACCGTCCTGTTGCCCGGTGTGGCCATCGCCGTGGTCATCGCCGCCACGTCATGCGTGTACTCCCTGGACGTGGGCGAGGTCGCGGTCATCCGCAATCTCGGCGGCTCCGTGTCCGACTCCCAGTCGGAGGCGGGCTTCCACGCGAAGGCCCCATGGCAGAGCGCCGTCAAATACGACACACGCAACAATCTCATCAACTTCTACGGCGACACCGACTATGAGACGACCGGCGGCAGCGAGGTCGGCAAACAGGTGTCCATCAACGACAAGTCCGGCGCGAGCGCGAACATCGACATCCAGGTGAATTATTCGCTGCGTCCCAATGCGGCCGTGAGCCTGTACCGCGATTACGGCTCGCAGGAGAACTTCGTGTCCAAGTACATCTCCAACGACCTGCGTTCCGTGACGCGTGAGATCGCCGGAAAGTACGACACCATCACCATGCTGACTGACCGCGGCTCGTTCACCCGTGGCGTGCAGAAGGCCCTGTCCGAGAAGTGGAAGGGCATAGGCCTGACCGTCGAGCAGGTCAGCGTGCAGGACGTGCGCTATCCGAAGGAGATCACCAGCGCGTACGCCGCCGCGCAGTCCGCCGAGGTGCAGAAGCGCAAGGCTTCCAACGAGCAGGAGACCGCGAAGGTCGAGGCGGAGACGAAGCGCATCAAGGCCCAGGGCGAGGCGGACGCGAACAACATCCTCAACTCGTCCCTGTCCGAGAACGTGCTCCGGCAGAAGTACATCGACGCGCTGTCCAACGCGAAGAACCTGACCGTGGTGCCGGATGGCTCCGTGCCGATGGTGCAGACGAAATAGCCGGACGCATAGCCGGTGGCCGCCCGGGTCCGCGCCGGCCACCGGCGCCCGGCGCGGATGGCGTGCGACGCGCCTGGTCCCAGCCGCGGGACGATGAAAGAGTCCGTGCCTGAGGGTGCGGAAGCGGCATCGTCGTAGTCGTCACGGTTGCGACTGGAAGGGGCGGCGCGAAGCCTGCGGGCGCACACCGCCCCTTCCGTATTCCGGGACGAATGATTCGGTCGACGCCGCAGGGTGCGGCGGGTCAAGGAGTCCGAAAATGACGAAATGGAACAAGGTGGTCACGAACATGGGGCGCGGCATGGACCCGATGAGCGCCTACAACCGCGCCGAGCGTGAAGAGCGTGAGGAGCACCGCAAGCGTATGGAGCGTCTGCGCGGCGCCAAGCCGGAACGCAGGGGCGGGCGCTGAGCCGAAAGCCGGGGGCGGGGGAACCGTTCTCGGCTTTTTTCTTTGGGACGCATAAAGACGATTATGGAAGACAACGAATTCTGGCGGGACATCCCGCCCATCGGCCTGACGGGCCACAGGTGCCGCGCCGTCACGGAGCATGGCACCGTCATCGAGGGGCGGCTCGAGTACACTCTGAGCCGCGTCACCCAGTTCCCGGATGAGCCGGTGCTGGAGCAGCTGTCGTTCGCGGATGTGCTCCAGCCGGTCATCCTCAATCTGAACGGCGACCATGTCGGCAACCGGCTGTGCACCGGCTACGTGAGTCTGGAGGAGGTCGGATGAACGCGGCGGAGCGTATGACCGTCCTCTGCGCCGACGGGCGCAAACGGGCCGGCGAGAGGGGCGATTCCGAATCGTGGGAGGTCTGGGAGGACCTCGAGGACCTGTTCGGACAGGTGGCCAGGGTTCTGGAGAACGAGCCGGAGGCGACGGTCCGCCCATTCGTGTCGGGCATGGCCCGCGCCCTGGCCGCCACGGCCGCCCACGCGTCCAGATGGCATCACGCCCCGGCGGTCATGGCCGACTGGCTTGCGGGGCGGGACCGCGCCGGCGAGACGCCGGGCGAGACGTGCGCATACGGGGACCTCATGCGGTTCTACGGCTACCTCGACGCGCTCTACGGCAGTGGGAACGACATGCTGAACATCCGGACCGCCCGCGCCCTGTCCGTCGCGGCGGGGGAGCTTTCCCGGCTTATCAGAAGGGACGAATGATGGCGAAAAGGAACGAACCCACCAAGGAGCAGGTCGAGGCCGCCGCCGGATTCCTGCGCGACAACCTGCACCTGTTCGGCCCGCAGGCCTGCTTCCTCGAGACCGGGCACATCGACGAGATCGCCTACGGCATGCTCCGCGCGGCGGGGAAGGCCGCGCATTGAGCCGCGCCGACGTCACCGCCATGCCGTCCGCGCTCGCCCAAGCCGTGGGTGTCAAGCTGACGATCTCGGCCGAATCGGCGTTCGGCGACAGGAAACACCAAGGGGAGAAAACGGCATGAGACGCATTCCGTCGGACATCAGCAAGTGGGCGTGGATGCTGCTGCGCCATACCAGCACGCCGCGGACCATACGCCCGTCGCGCAAACCGCCCATGCCGGACGCGAGCAGGTACCGGCACTCCCGCATACCGAACTGAGGAGGCATCCATGTCTGTCATCACCGCATATCTGCTCGGCCTGGCGACGCTGCCCGCGGCGGCCGCCACCGTATGGCTTCTGTACCGCCTGTTCCGCCGGGAGGCGTGGCTCTGCCCGTACTGCCTGGCGTGGACGGCGCACACCAAGGAGAAGCCGGACACGGCACTCTATCTGCCGGCCATCCTCACCTGGGCGTCCGTTCTCGTTCATGGGCGGACGGCACGCCATCGCGCATGGCGGCGGGTCCACGAGGAGTACGACATCCGGCCGGCGGATCCGACCTGGGGCTTCGAACCGAAACGTCTGATGCGGGCGGTCCCGACGGACGAACTGGACGACGAGGGCCAGACGTACCTGCTCGAATGGGGCTTCGGCTCCGAGAGGAACTCCCGTAAGGAACCGGTCGAAATGCCGTACGCCGACTGCCTGTTCGACGGCAAGCGCGTGGAGGGCTATGTGGTCCGCCACGAGGACGGCTCCATGGAGCTACTGGTCGTCAGGCATTCCAAGGAGGACCCGCGACGCATACCCCTGTTCGACGGGAACACGGAGCCAAATCCGCATATCAGGCCGATTGGAAAGGAATGACCCATGAGAATCACCGTAATCCCCTCCGACGAGGCTCGCGCCGTGGTCATACTCGAGAACGACGAGCTTGGGAACGCGCCCTACGTCCGGTGCGGACCGGACGGCACCGTCGTGCTCGAATTCGGCGACGACATCAACCTGACCGACCTGCGCGACGCGCTGCTGAAGGAATACCCGCTGGACAAGTATCCGCCCGAGAAGGACGAATGATGGACAAGGCCGAAAGAGACGCCGTATGGCATGAAAGCGTCGAACACTTCGGAACGCGCCTGCAAAGCGTGGTGTGCATGGAGGAGTGCGCGGAGCTGATCCAGGCGGTCAGCAAGCGCCTGCGCGGCAAGCCCGATCCGGAGGACAACCTGGCCGAGGAGATGGCCGACGTCTACATCTGCCTGCACCTGTTGCAGGACATGTACGACGTTACGGACGAGCGGCTGGAATCGTGGATCGACCGCAAGACGGAGCGTCAGAAGGAAAGGAACAGGGCATGACGCCGCGCGAACGGCTCCAGGACGCATAAGGGAACACAGGGCGTCAACGCGACCACACGGGCCATGGACTGCTTGGCCCGGAGCCGGCTCCGCGAAGGGCGGCGAGCGCGGTTTTATCTAGTTTTCCCGCGCGAAGACCCGTCCTGCGCCCCATTCGCATAGCTTCCCCACATCGAAAGGGGACGACATGGTCGATTTGTCCGTATGGGAGCAGGCGGCGCGCGCGGCGCGCGACGCCGACATCCTTTCGGTGGCGGCGGGGGCGCTCGCCGTGGGAATCGCGCTCATCGCGGCCGGACTGATCAGGCGCGGACGGACCGCCGTCGCGTGCGCGGCGCTCGTCGCCGCGGCCGTGCTGGCGGTCGGCGCGCACGGGCTGGCGGGGG